CGTGAGGTTCGGACTGGTGGATAGTCTACGACTATTTCACATAGAGAATTGACTTCATTTTGTAGTCGGTTAGATATGTACAAATGTTGTATTGACTATTCCTAGCAGAATGCTATGAATTAATTAAAATACCATAGTACGTTGCTGGGAATTAAATCGAGCACGAACAGACCGAATTAGATGATACGAGTTATTATACGAAATAATCTGTGATTATCGGGAGTAACTATACCTGTATACTATAATAAGTACGGTTATTATACGAAATAGACATAACTAGCGGAGGAATAAATTATGCGAAATTGAAACGAGAGATGATTTTTGGAGTGGTCGGATGACTTAGCGACTATCGCACCTCTTTTTTCCTAAAAGGCAAACGACTATTTCACACAAAAAATACACGACTATTTGACGATAGCTCTCAAGAAAACGCTACAACTATTACTCTGCGACTATTAGCGGACAGAACGCTACTATACTATATATAGGACTTTCAAACGGTGGTCATCTGACGACTTTACGACTATTCCACGACTATCTGCCTGTAGAAACTACGACTATTGGCTACGACTATTGCTGACCTCTATTGGCTATCGGGCGAAAGCCCGGAAAGAGATGCGGCGAGAGCCGCCAGTGGTTCCGCGCCGCCCGCCGCATTCCTGCCGCTGGACTGCCCCGCCGGGTGGAGGGTGCGCCCTGACTGCTGACCGGTGCCGGATCTCCAGCCGCCATATTGACCCCTGCACCGGATGCAAGCCGGATGCACTGCCCCGCCGCCGCTGGCATGGTCTGCGATTTGCTACGCTCTTATATACCTTATTATAATAGGGCGGTTGCGCTGGCCTGTACAGCGCCCAGCGTGGCGCAGGTGCCTGATATCGGTGCGGGTGCTGCGCTTGACGGTATGCCCTCCGGCGTGGCGCAAGTGGTGCATAGGCGGTTTGTGCGGCTGCTGTATTGTGTGCGCTGGAATAGGGCAAATCAACGGAAACGCCCCTGTAAAGCCCTGTAAACGCTTTTGGCGTTTGTGCGGCATAATTGCATGATGGGCAGAGAATCCGCTGTAAACGCTTGCGCGTGGCTGATACGTTGCCGGGCAAAATAAAAGCCTTGCACCCTCAGCAGATACAAGGCAAAAGAAAAGCCCGGCCATTTCTGACCGGGTGGAATGCTTCTTATTTGGACGCCTTAAACAGCGCAGAGAAAAACCAGAAGAAAAATAGAAGTGCGGACAGTATCACAGCTTGCACCCCCTTTATACCACGCTAAAACGCTTGTATGTGGTGCGCTTGCTGCACTCAGCATAAATATCCGGGTGCGCGGCCTGCAAAAGCTTGCTATCAAGCCGGACGCTTTGCACGTCCTTGTAAATGGCTTTTGCAGTGCCCTGCACCATTTCCGGCGCACCTTGCATCATGCAGATGATATCTGCTTTAATGCTTTCGTTCATTGCTTCAAGCTCTTCCAACAGCCGCTTGTTTTCGCGGTACTCGTTCACCTTTTCTTCGAATAACGTCATTTTTTAGCCCTCCAATTTTAGATTGCATTTATAACACGGAGAAGTGCAGCAATTGCAGCGTCGCGCAATTTTTCGCGCCGGTCCTTGTCAGATGGGTTTAATTTAACGTACTTTCTGCACAGGTCCTTTTCACGTTCGATCTCTTTATTGATGGCGTTGATTACATCGTATTTTTCCATTTTTTTCAGCCCTCTTTGTTAACTGTTAAGAAATGCGATCATTACAAGCGCACCGCTGACCATGCCGCCAACGTACCAGATTGCAGCCCACTGGGAAAAATCCAAAGCAATCATTGTTTAATCCTCCTTATACTGCGGGATGTAGCCCAGCACCTTAACTTTTGCCGGGATGGTGTAATAGATCTGTCCATAATCGGGGCACCAAACGGCATCATATTGTTTGCCATCGTCGCCCAGTGCCTTGCACTCCACCTCACAGGTAAAGCGCTTTAGAGCGGTTTCCGTGAGCATTGCTGCCACATCTGCGGCGGGCTGTGCGTTAAACGCTGCCACTGCCTTTTCTGCGTCTGCCAGCGTGTCAAATGCGCCCAGTGTCCAGCCCGCACCCTCTAAGATGTAGTCCACCATATACGAGCCGCTGTCACTGCGCCAGAGCCACACAACGGGCTTAATGATCATTCTGCGGTTGTTCTGGGCTGCATAGATTTGCTCAAGAGTGCCGGTCATTAACGTGCCGTCATCAAATGTGGCGGTATAAAGGTCACTACATTTATAGGTCTGTTTCATGGTTTTGTCCTCCTGTTTTGGTTCAATGTGATTGTAGTCCATATTTATCTGGACTGATTATATTATATCCATATATATATGGATTGTCAATACTTTTGACAAAATATATCCATATAAATATGGATAAAAATAAACGTCCGAAATTGTACACTTTACCGGACACGCCCCACGCCCTCCAGCGCCGCCGCCGTCCCGATCTGTCCGGCATGGTCTGCCTTGCATCTGGCACGGCCTGCCCTGCTGCCTGTCGTGCGTAGTCGTTCCGGGTGCGCTGGGGCTAGGGTCTCCACCGGCGGGGTATACAGCCGCCGCCCGGCCCCGCCCGGTCAGTCCCGTCACCACCGAAAAAATAAAAAAGGCTCAAAAAAAATCACCCCACCCCTATCGCCAATTTCAAAAATTCCGCCGCAAAAACAAAAAGACCCCTACAAAGGGTCTGGCTTCTGTGCTATACTTGCCTTACAAGCCTTGAAAGGGAGGAATCTACAATGGCTAAAAGTAAAATGACAACGTGCAAGCACTGTGGAGCAGAGATTGCCGCAAGTGCAAAGGTCTGCCCTCAGTGCGGCGGTAAGAACAAGCCGCCCATCTACAAGCGCTGGTGGTTTATTGCCATCATTGTTTTGATTGTCTTGTCTGCTATTGGTGGCTCTAGCGATAGCGGCAAGAAGGGCTTTGAAGAAGGCTACAAGGACGCTACGTCTAACAAGGTAAGCGCATCTACTGCTTCTTCCGTTGCATCTGTTGTGCCTGAAATCAGCGAGGACGATTACAAGGCAGAGTGCCAGACTGTGGACTATAAGGAACTGTGCCGCTATCCTGAAAAGTATGAAGGCACCAAGATTGTAGTTAAGGTAAAGGTCTCGCAGATTATTGACGCAAATTTCTCCGGCAGCGAAAAAGCATGGAGAACCTACACGGACAACAGTGGATACGGATTCTATGCCGATGACGAGTATTATATGCTGGATAAGCGTGGTGGCGATGCTGTGAAGATTCTGGAAGATGATATTATCACCGTTTATGGCGAGTTCACCGGGCTTGAAAAAATCACCAGAGCATTGACCAGCACTACTGATGAACTGCCCAGAATTGAAGTCAAGTACGCAGACCTCGTAGAGGAATAATCGCATAACACAAAAAGCCAGCGGCTAGATGTTCTCTAACCACTGGCTTTTCTTATTTGTTATTTACTGTTCGGGATAAATAATCGGTTCGTGTGCTGCTCCATGCTTTGCCATTTCAAACATAAAATCAAACAAATAAAAATCCATAAATATCTTGACATCCAGAAATATCTTGATATAATAGAATTAAGAAAGGATGGCGAACAAAAATGACGGCAAGTGAAGCGATAAAAGAAATTTTGAAATTAAAGGAGCTAAATCAAGCAAAATTAAGTGATATGCTTGATATTCCGCTTAAAACCTTAAATGAGCGGCTAAGGCATAAAAATATGAGTGTCAATAAGCTAGATGAAATGTTGAGAGTTATGGGGTACAAGATTATGGTAGTCCCTCGTGACACAAAAGTTGAAAACGGGTTTGATGTTAAGTAACAGGTGGAGAAAATGCGCTACTTCTTGGCTAGAGTGTCTAGTAAGGAACAAAGCCTTGCAAGACAGCTTAAAATCGCACGAGATCGGTTTGACATCCCGGACGAGAACGTATTCTGCGACAAAATGACAGGTAGTAGCTTTGACCGTCCGCAATATAAACGATTGAAAGAGACTGTCAAGGCTGGGGATGAGGTCATTGTTAAGGAATTTGACCGATTCGGGCGTGACAAAGACGAGATGAAGCGAGAACTTCAGTGGTTCAAAGAAAAAGGCGTGATTGTTCGCATCCTTGACATTCCAACTACGCTGATTGACTTCCAAGACCAGACATGGGTGCTGGAAATGGTGAACAACATCCTTATTGAGGTTTTGGGCGCAGTAGCTGAACAGGAGCGCAAGAAAACCAAGCAGCGTCAGGCAGAGGGTATAGCTGCCATGCCTATTGTTGATGGCAAGAGAGTGTCGGCCAGAACAGGCCGTAGCTTTGGCAGACAGGAAAAGCAAGTTGACGAGCAGCAGTTTGAAAGCCTATTAGAGCAACAGCAAAAAGGCGAAATTACTGTAAAAGAGTGCTGCAAGCAGCTTGGCATTGGAAGATCTACTTGGTATGACCGTGCTGAAAGATACGCAAATAAAAATAGCGGCAGCCCAACCACAAGCCACCGCTAAGAGTACACCAACTTCATCAAAACAGGAAAAAGAATGGTGCAACCATAGTATACCATTCTTTCTTCTAATAAACAAGGAAAACTAAAAATAAAAAAGCGGCGGCTCACCACAAGCCGCTGCTACAAACAAAAGACCACCAATCCCTCAACAGGATGATAGTACATGAGTATTATATTATTTCTTTTGGGGGAACACAACACCAAAGGAGAATGAATATGGCGAATAGTTATTGTAAATCGGAGGCAATCAATAATTTCATGGACAACGTGACAGCTACTGTTACAGAATACATTCTTGAGATCGGTATGGAAGAAACCGTAAAGAAGTTAGTTGATAGCAACGCACCGCTAGATATTTTCCCACATATTACGGCTTACGCAAAGGAACACGGATTTATGTGACCCGCCAGACATGGTATCGGATTGCTGAACAGAACAGGTGACATTGTTCGCAACCTATAATAAAACCGAATAAGAAAGGAAAAACAGCATGAAACCCGTAAAATTGTCAGAACAGAGTTTGAAACTCATTGAAACGCTGTGCGATTACACCAACAAGCCCGATATTCTCAATGCCATCGCAGACGCTTTGTACTATGATGCAAACGAGTTGAAACGCAGGCTCAACCAGCTTGCAGAAGAAGTCAAATAAACTGTGCAACCCATTTATTAAGATGGATTTTTAGTAAATAATTTTCTGAAGTGAAATTATAAAACAGAATATTTGATTTTTGTGCAGTTGTAGGCACTCTTTACATTTTCAGGTAGGGGGTGCCTATTTTTTATGCAGCCAAAGCAGTGTATCGCCATCATTGACAGCATCAAAGCGTATGCAAAGCAGAATCCGACCGAAGCACAGGTCTATGAGGACTGGTTTCAGGCGGTGGTGAACCTAAGAGATGCCCTGCCGCAAGACAAGCGGTTCGATGCCTACAAATACTCTGGTGAGCTGCGCTCTGTCTGTGCAGCCATGATGGGCAAGATGAAAACAAGCGAGGACGTGGCGAAGGTTTATGACATTATCAGCCGGACGTACCTGTTTGAAGCAAAGGATGTGTTTGACAGCTATTGCATCTACCTTGAATGGAATCGTGCGCCGGAGAAGAAGTTCTATCAGCCCAGACGCAGAGTGCTAAAAGTGCTCGCAGACGACCTAGAGGACTTGTTCTACAAGCGGATAGATTTCTTGGGGGTCAGTCTTCCGGCTCGCGTAGGTAAGAGTACGCTGTGCATTTTCTTCATCACATGGCTTATGGGCAACCGCCCGGACGTTGCATCGGTTATGAGCGGGCATTCTGACAAGCTTACCAACGGCTTTTACGGAGAAGTGCTGTCCATCATTACAGACCCCGTGACCTATAACTGGGGCAAAATCTTCCCTGATGTTCAGCTTGTGGATAAGAGCGCAAAGGATGAAAGTGTTGACCTAAACCGCAAAAAGCGTTTCCCTACCCTTACTTGCCGCTCCATTGGCGGTACGCTGACCGGCGCAGTTGAAATCGGCGAGGGCGGCGTTCTGTACAGCGATGACTTGATCGAGGACTTGGAAGAAAGCCTGAACGTTGAGCGTCTGAATAACAAATACGATGCCTACTTGAACCAGTTAAAAGACCGCAAAAAGCAGGGCGCATTGGAGCTGATGGTCGGTACACGCTGGAACGTGCTTGACCCTCTGGGGCGCATCCAAAGCCAGTATGCAGACAACCCGAAGTACCGATTCCGAGTGATTCCTGCGGTGGATGAGAACGGACACAGCAACTTCAATTATGACTATGGCGTTGGGTTTGACGATGCCTACTATGCCGACATGAAAGCCAGCATTGATGATGCAACGTGGTGGGCAAAGTACATGGGCAAGCCTTATGTGCGTGAAGGTCTGCTCTTCCCTGCCGATGAGCTGCGGTATTTCAACGGCGTTTTGCCTGATGGTGAGCCTGATCGCAAGCTCATGGTCATGGATATCGCATGGGGTGGCGGTGACTTTACCGCCTGTCCTATCGCTTATGTGTACGGAGATGCCGTGTTCATTCCTGACCTTGTGTTCAATAACGGCGACAAGACTGTGACCAGACCGGAAGTCGTTGGCAAAATCATCCAGCACAAAATCAACGTGGTGCGCGGAGAAGCCAACAACGGCGGCGATGAATACTGTGACGTGGTGGACAGCCAGCTCCGGCAGCAAGGATACCACTGCTCTGTCCGTAGCCAGCGTGCGCCAAGTGGCCAAAGCAAGCTGTCCAGAATCATCCAGTATGCGCCAGACATCAAACGGTTCTATTTCCTTGACGAGAAGCACCAGTCGAAAGAGTACAAGGCGTTCATGGGGCAAGTGACGATGTTCACGCAGCTTGGCAAAGTTCCGCACGATGATGCACCGGATAGTCTGGCACAGCTTGCCGATGAATTGTACAACGGAATCAGTAAAATTGAACCTGTCAAGAGGCCTTTTTGATTAAAAACACAATATATTGTGTTCGCTGGGTCTATTTATTTGATTTTACCACTTGACAATGCTTATAATATACATAGGAAGTTTTGCAGCTTCCTCTAAGGAATAGCCCGGCATAGCGAGGTTTTGTCATTTTTACTCGCTTGCGTGTCAATGAGCATATTCCTCCTTTACCGGCGAATGCTTTTCACTCTTTCCGTTCGCCGGGGTTATATGTTGCGTTCCCTGCTGGTTGGGAAGGCCAGAATACTCCCCCTCTTCTGGCAAGCAACGGTTCAATTCCGTTACGCAGCACAACCATCTTCTTTGCTTGGCTTTCTATTCTCTGAATCCTCCACCGCTACTCCCGGCTCTCGATGCAATGGTTAGGCATGACATTACAAAGAGCAGCGGTTAATCAATTAAGCCGGGTTTATGGCGGAGTAGAGCAGCATGGTAGCTCGCCAGCCTCATAAGTTGGAGGACGCTGGTTCAAATCCAGCCTCCGCCCCCAAAATTGTAGCCAACCCGTTTACGCCTGTCCGGCGACCGAATGTAAAGGCTGCAATGGCTTTCTCCGGGCGGAGAATAGCACGACCGGAAGTGCGAACAGTTTCCCGGTGGCTTCTGACGGGCCTGTGCCAAACAGCCTGTTTCCAGAAATCCAACGAAAGGAGCGCTCATGCTGGTTAGAATCTGCTGCCCTTGTATCCGCCAGAACCCAATTTACAAGAACGTCCGCTGCAACCGCTATCTTGGCGAAGTGGACGGACGATACCATTTCAAGTGCGACAGATGCAAGGGCGTTATCGAAGGAGACACAAAGGAAGGATGGGTCAAAATCATCCATCCACCCGAAAAGTAAATAGCTTTTGAAGCGCAGTTTTGGCGCAGTGAGATAGACCTTAACAGGTTTGTCTTGCTGCGCTTTTTATTTTGCCGGAAAGGAGGAACACATGGCTGAGTATCAAATGGTCGTTGGCGGATTTTTGAATAATCCGCTGACCGGACGCAGACCGATTGAAACGCCGGAAACGGAAATCAATCGGGAAAATGTCCTGAAAGTGGTAATGGGCAAAGCAGAGCCTATTCATCTGCTGAACAAGAATGAGATTCGCTTTTTGCACAACTACTACTTGGGCAGTCAGCCTGTCCTCCTCCGCACAAAGGAATACCACGCTGAAATCACAAACCGCATTGTAGAGAACCACGCCAACGAGTGCGTGGGCTTCTACACAGGCTATATGAGCGGTACGCCGTGCTCTTATGTGCGGTCTGAAACAGCAACAGGTGACGGCGAGGAAATCGCCCGACTGTCTAACGCCTTGCAGTATGAGGGCAAGGATGCGCTTGATCGGCGGCTTTGGCAGTGGATGTTGGAGTGTGGACAGGGATACCGCATTGTTCTTCCTGACAAGGGGTACAGCGGAAACTACCCGGATGAAACGCCCCTGTTGGTGGATGTTCCAGACCCAGACATGGCGTATGTGATTTACAACTCTGGCATCGGGCACAAGCCCATCGCCAACGTGCTGCACATCCCACGCAATTATCAGAATGACCTGAACGACCTAATTTGCGTGTATACGCCAAACCAGTACTTTGAAATCGACAACGGCAAAGTCACAAAGTCTGAGAACCACTCTCTGGGGATGCTGCCGATGGTCGAATACAAGCTCAACCCGGAGCGTATGGGTCTGTTTGAACCGGCTATCCCTGTTCTGGATGCTATCAACGACCTTGAAAGCAACCGTTTGGACGGCGTGGCACAGTTCATCCAGTCCATCATGGTGTTTACCAACTGCCTTGTGGATGATAACGCACTGAAACAGGTCAAAGAACTTGGGGCAATGTGTTTAAAATCTACAACCAGCTTGCCTGCCTCCGTTTCGCAGATTGCGAATGAGCTTGACCAGCAGCAGAGCCAGACCTTGCTTGATTCCATGTTGAACGTGTACCGTAGCCTGACTGCCATGCCTAGTGCAACTGGTAGTGAGAACGCAACGTCTGACAATGTGGGCGCAGTTATCGTCCGCAACGGCTGGAACCATACAGAAGCAAGGGCGCAGCAGTACGAGAATATGTTCAAATTCTCGGAACGCCAAAGCCTGTCTGTGATGCTGAAAATCCTTCGTGACACGGTTGGCTTTAAGCTGATGGCAAGTGACATCAATATCAAACTGCCCCGCCGTCAGTACGACAACCAGCAAAGCAAGGTTCAGATTTTTGCACAGATGCTCGGTCAGCCTATCGACCCGCAGTTGGCGTTCACAACGCCCGGTCTGTTTCCCGACCCGCAGGCTGCTTACGAAATGAGCAAGCCCTTCCTGATTGCCGCTGGCAAGCTGGGCGAGGATGGCAAAGCTCCGAAGCCGCAGGAACAGCCGACTGACCATATTGCCAACAACGGCGAAATGGTTGGCGAACAGACTAATGCAAAGGAAGGAGAGCAAAAATGAAGAAGCTGTTTATTTCCTGCCCGATGAAGAATCGGTCGGAAGAAAATATTCGGATGACGTTTAACCGTTTGCACAAGATTGCCGAAGCAGTGTACGGTGAAAGCCTTGAGGTTATCCCAACCTATATCGAAGATAACCCGCCTAAGTGCAGAACTGAAGAACTTTGGTATCTTGGCAAGAGCATCGAACTCCTTTCGCAGGCCGATTATTTTATCGGTATTTGCGGCGATAACGCCTTTCAGTATAACGGCTGTACTGTAGAAAGCGATGTTGCAAAGTTGTATGGCGTTCCGGTCTATCTTGTTCCGACCGTTTTCTCCGCTCCTGATGTTGCAAAAGCAGAACTGGTTTACAACGGCACAGGGAAACTAATCGACTAAAAATCAATCCGCATTAGCGGGCTGATATATTCCGGCAGGGAAGCCGGGATACAAATTTCGCAGCGTTGCAGGGAAGCAACGGTAAAAAAACGCAGGAGGAAATTAACGATATGAAACTCAATGTGTTGCTTGGTGATGCCTACAAAGAGGGCATGACCGCCGATGAAATCATTTCTGCGCTGGAAAAGGTTGCAGACCCTAATGCAGAGGTCGAGAAGCTGCGCAACGCCGTGACGAAAGCCAACGGTGAAGCAGCCGAGTACAAGAAGCAGCTCAAAGCAAAGCGCACCGATGACGAGAACGCCGCACAGGAACAGGCTGACAAGCTGGCAGAAATGCAGAAGCAGATTGAAGCCCTGACTGCCGACAAGGAAAACCTCGTCAAGGAAAAGACCCTTGCATCTTACCGTGAGAAGTTCGTTGCACAGGGCTATGACGCTGAACTAGCTGGCAAGGCTGCATCTGCACTGGCTGACGGTGACATGGACAAGGTGTTTAAGTTCCAGTCGGAGTTTATGACCGCCCATGACACCGCATACAAGGCTTCTCTGCTGAAGGATATGCCCACACCTCCGGGCGCGGATGGCAAGGGCGGTTCTGATAGCGAGGGCGTGGCGTTTGCTAAGAGCCTTGCACAGCAGAACGCAAATACTTCTAAGGCATCGAGTGACGCAATGAGTGCTTTCCACTAACAAGGAGGAAAACATGAAGTTTACCCAAAACACGGTCAACGGAATCAACGATACCATCCTTGCTTCCAATGACTACACCGCCATTCCCTTTACCGTTGCTGGTACTGACGTGGTAAAGGCCGGTTATCCCATGACGCTGGCTGGCGCGAAAGCTACCGCGTCCGGTGACACTGGCGCAAAGACCATCAACGCCGATGGCATTTTGCTGTATGACGTTGACCCGAACGAGAACCCCAACGCTTCTCTGCTGATTCGTGGCGTTATCGACACCAAGAAAGCAGCTGCAAGTTCTGGCTTCACCTTTGACGCTGACGCAATCAAGGCGCTCAAGACCGCCGTTCCCGGCATCTTCTGCCGTGACAACATCAGCGTGAACGCTTAATAGGAGGTAAAACAACATGGCACTGAATCTTAAGGAAGTCTTTGCCCCGGCTGCGATTGCCGCCTATTGGACGAATGACCCCACCAATGCGATGCCCTTTGCATCTGACGCACTGTTCCCCGCAAAGAAGAAGGCCGGTCTCGACCTGAAGTGGCTGCGTGGTCACAAGGGTGTTGGCGTATCTCTGATGCCCAGCGCATTTGACGCAAAGGCTACGTTCCGCACCCGTGAGGGCTTCAAGTTCGATGAGACTGAGATGCCGTTTTTCCGCGAGGGCTACCATCTGGGTGAGAAAGACCGTCAGGAAATCCTGCGTGTTCTGGACAGCAACGACCCCTATGCTCGTGACGTGATGAACCGTCTATACGATGACACCGCTCAGCTTATCACTGGCGCTCGTATTGTCCCTGAGCGTATGATCTGGCAGCTGCTGGCTCCTGCCAATGGCGTTCCTGGCATTACCATCAAGGCAAACGGCGTGAACTACACCTACAACTACGACCCGGACGGCGGCTGGAAATCCACCAACTTTAAGGATATCAGTGGTGTCGCCAAGTCTAAGTGGTCTGCTGCCACCGCTACCCCCATTGCTGACCTGAACGCCGCAAAGGACGCTGTTCTGGCAAGCGTTGGCGAGGTCGTGACTGAGGTGTACATGAACACCGCCACCTTCCGCAACATGATTGCTGCGGACGAGGTGAAAAATCGGTTTATGACCGTCACCGCAAAGGCAAACGCCGTTCTGCTGGACGCTGAAGCACGGCAGATTATCGAGTCTGCAACCGGTCTGAAGATTCATCTGTACGACAAGATGTTCAAGGCAGACCAGTACAGTGCAAGCGAAAAGTACCTGCCTGACGGCATGGTGGTGGTTGCTCCTTCCGGCGCTCTGGGCAGTACTTGGTATGGCACTACTCCTGAGGAAGCCGACCTGCTGTCCGGTCAGTCCGGCGCATCCGTGTCCATCGTGAACACCGGCGTTGCCATTACCACCGAGCTGACCGTTCATCCGGTCAACGCCAACGTCTACGCTTCCGAAATCGTCCTGCCGTCCTTTGAGCGCATGGACGCTGTGTACTGCATCAAGGCTTACTAAGGCGAAAGGAGGAAAGCGGCATGGGAGATCAGTATTCCGAAGCGGCAGTCAAGCTGGGGCAGTACATCGCCCCTGCACTTGACCGTGAAATCACGGAAGAGGACTACCCACTCTTCGACCTGCTGCTTGATTTCGCCAAGGACAAGATATTTGCACAGGGATACCCTTTCGGCAACAGGCCGGACGAGCTGCCATTGCAGTATCAGTCGTTGCAGATACGCATTGCAGCGGAACTGTACAACCACATCGGCGCAAACGGACAGACGAGTTATACCAATAATGGCATTACTCGTGTGTGGGAAAGCTCCGATGTGGCGCAGTCGCTGCTGAATGAAGTGGTCCCGAGAGTAGGTGTTATCGGCTGATGTTCAATGGTAGCCCACTGGATAAACGCCCGCTGTGGTATTCAAACCCGGTCGGCGAGAAAACGCTTGTTGTGGACGAATGGGGAAACGAGACTGGCGAATCCGTATACGAATCGTGGAGCGAGCCTGCAAAGCTGATGTTGAACGTCAGCCCACCTACTGGTTCTGCGGAAGCAAGCCCTTTTGGAGCGTTCACGGATTACAGCTACGTTGTCAGTTCGTCCAGCAAAAAGCACAACACACCGCTTTATGAAGGTACGCGCGTTTGGTTTCAGACGGACGTTTCAAAGCCCTTCAATTACATTGTGGTCAAGGTCGCAGAGCATATTACAGACACGAAGTATGCGCTGAAGGAGGTGGCCGCAAGTGAAAATTAAAGTGAGGTTGAGCGATGCTGGACTTCGTGATGCGGAACGTCAGATACAGGAATACAAAACCACCCTGAACAAGAAAGCTAGAGCGCTTGCTTTTCGCCTTTCTTGGCTGGGGCTTGAAGTCGCAAAGATACGCTTCGAGAACGCCGAATACGCTGGCTCTAACGATGTGAAGTGCCATATCAACCAGAAAGACAAGACCTGTACCATCGTTGCAGAAGGCAAGGCGGTTGCTCACATCGAATTTGGCACCGGCGTTACGCATCAGGGATGGGGCGCTGCCGGAACGGTCGGCCCGCTCCCTTTGCCTGACAACATTGGTGAGCATGGCACATACGGTAAGGAAAACGGCAAGCATAAGCGCTGGTACTACTACGGCGACCCCGGCAATGCCGGAACCTATGTGGATACCGTTCCCGGCAAAGGTCAGTTGAACTACACCAGTGGCAACGATGCTGCTATGGCTATGTGGGGTGCTGTTGAAGAAATGGCTTCTCAAGTAGAAGCAACGTGGAGGGAGGTCTGGAATAGTTGATTGATTATTTCAATTCCATCTTCACGACTGTTGCAACCGAACTTCGGAAACGGGTTCCAGGCATCTTTGTCACCGGTGAAATCAACGACAGCAACGTCAAAAAGTTTCCGTGTGTACAGATAGAGGAAAACAGCAACCTCCCGGTTCATCGGGATTCTGCCAGCCACAGCAAGTACGCTGCTGTTTCCCTGCGTGTGCGTGTCTATTCCAACAAAACAAGCGGACGCATTGCAGAAGCCCGCTCTATTGTGAGCATCGTGGATTCTGTATTGGAACCGCTCAATTTCTATCGAAAATCGTTTGCCCCGTTGAATGGGCTGTACAACAATTCCGTCTATCGGATTGATTGCAGCTACGGGGCAACAATCGGAGAGGACGGAATGATTTACCGAAACTAAGGAGGTAAACATTCTATGAGTACTGCTATCTCCGGTCTGAATACCACCCTGTATTGTGGTGCTACCGAGTCTGCATTGACGAAGTTGTGTGACATCAAGGATGTCCCGGATATGATTTCCGATCCGAACCTTCTGGATGCCACCACCCTGTCTGATCCGATGCAGAAGCAGATTTTTGGTATTAACCAGTCCGATATTAAGGCGTTTACCGCAAACTACAACAAGGAAGATTACGAATCGGTTCAGAAAGCTGGCTACGATGAATCTGCCGAAGAGAACCCCGACAAGTACTATGCAATTAAGATGCAGGACGGCTCCGGCTTCACTTGGCAGGGTATGCATCAGGTTGGTCTGTCCGGCTTTGGCGTGGATGAGGTTGTGGAAATGACCATCAACTGCATTTTCCACACCAAGCCGAAGTTCGTTAAGGCGCTGACCATCAATGGCGGCTAAACCGCAAAAATCGAATCAATCAAACCGGGCAGAACTGAACAACAGATTTGGTTCTGCCCCTATTTATAAAGGAGAACATTTATTATGGCTGCAAAGGTTATCAATTTTCATTCCCCCGATGGCAAGAACACTTATGAGCTGACTTTCACCCGTGACAGCGTGGAAGCTACCGAACGTGCAGGTTTTCAGATTGGCCAGTACACTCAGATGACCAATCTGCTGTCCAACTCCCGTGCCCTGTTCTACGGCGCTTTTATCGCACGGAACAAGGGCATCAAGCGCAAGGTCGTAGACGAGATGTTTGCCCACATCGACGAGAAGGAAGAGCTGATGGCTGCGCTGCTTGAGATGTTCATGGACGCTTCTAAGTCTCTGCTGGCAACTGACGCCGAGGACAAGACCGTAAAAAACGCAACGTGGGAGATTGTGTAACCACACAATCTCAGGAATCAGACGGAGAGGGAGAGCCGTTCTCCTTCTCCAAGCTGTTCCACGATGTAGAAGCCTATTACATCTCCATCGGTATGACCTATGACCAGTTCTGGCACGGCGATGTCTGGCTGGCTAAGGTATACCGTGACGCAGAGGAGCTGCGGGAACGCAGAGCCAACACAGAAGCGTGGAGAAATGGCTTTTACATGGCATCTGCGCTTTCCTCTACGGTTGGCAATATGTTCCGAAAGAAAGGGTCTAGCCCCATCAAGTACATGGATAGACCGATTCCCCTTACCCAAAAGGAGAAAGACGAGTATGAATACCAACGTGCAGTTGAGGCGCAGGAGCGAATCAAGAGAATGATGTTCTCTATGATGGAAAGTGATGGTGGTAGTGATGGCTGATGTTGATATTACAAGCTTGTCCGTAGAAATCTCTGCGGAATCGCAGGGCGCAGAGCTTAATATCGACAAGCTCGCTACTGCCATTTCTAATTTGCGGACAAAGGGCAACGTGTCGAAGGTGATTGATGGGTTGGACAAGCTCACCAATTCCCTCACTGCGTTAAAGTCCGCGCAGGGAGATTTTAGCGGTCTTGAAAGCGTTACTCGGTTCATTGATGGTATCAGCAAGGTCAACGCAAGTGAAAGCGCAAAGGGCATCAGTACACTGGCAAAGAGCATCGCTAAACTTCCGGAATCCCTTACCGGCATGGGCGCTCTTTCTGATAGCGTTGATACCCTGCTCGATGTTACGGATGCTTTTGACCTTATGGCTACCGTTCAAGACCCAAAAGGCTTGAAAAGTGCCATCAACGCCATCAAAAAAATCCCGGAAGCGGTCAGCGGCGTTCAGGGCATCGGTTCTGACATTGGCGATGTGAAGTCCGTCTTGAACGGATTCAATAATCTTCCTTCCGTCACTGCGCCGGAAGGATTGAGCAGCTTTGTAAGCCTTTTACGCCGAATCCCGAAAGCAGTGTCTGAAGCAAACAAAGCTGATTACACACAGCTTGCTGAAAGTTCCCGACAGTTGATGAATGGTCTTGCTCCGTTGTCTGTTCTGGATTTTAGCAATCTGAAAAATCTCGGAAGAGTCTTGAATCAACTCAACAAGATTCCTGACCTTGCGCAAAAGTTGGATAGCAAGACGGTGGGTGACTTTTCTACTGCTTGCCAAAAACTGTCTGCCGCCCTTACTCCCCTTGCATTTCAGCTCGACAAGGTGGGCAACGCATTTGCAAAGCTGCCCCCGCAGTTGAACAAAGTGGTCACACAGGCAAACCGTGTGACCGCAGCCAACGAAAAGCAGCGCAAGAGCTATCTCAGCCTGTCCAATCAGATGAACGGCTTTATGCGGAACATGGCAAAGCTGGTTTCGTTGAAAGCTATCGCTGAGTATCTTGGCAACGCTGTTGCGAAGTTTAACGACTTCTATGAAGCAACAGACTTGTTCCATAATGCTATGGGCAATTTGAGCGGTGAAGCCGACACGCTCATTAGCAAGATGCAGTGGTTGCTTGGCGTTGACCCGACCAAAGCGATGACCTACATGGCTACCATCCAGAGTTTGGGTACTTCGTTCGGTTTGGCCAGCGACAAAGCATACATTCTGTCTAAGAACCTGACCCAGCTTGCCTATGATGAGGGTTCTTATTGGAACAAGGATGTTGCCGAAACCTTTACCGCAATGTCCTCCGCAATCTCCGGTGAGATTGAGCCTATTCGCCGTTTGGGCATTGATCTAACTCAGGCACGGTTACAGCAGGAACTTCTTGCCTTGGGCTTTAACAAGCAAGTCTCTAGCCTGTCCCAGGCAGATAAAGCGGTTCTGCGTTACATTGCCATTATAAAGCAGACCGCCAATGTGCAGGGCAATCTTGCGCAGACCATTCAAAGCCCCGCCAACCAGATCAAGATTCTGAAAGCGCAGCTTGATATGTTGGCAAAGTCTGTCGGCTCTCTGCTCTACCCTGCCCTGAAATCCATTCTTCCCCCACTGATTGCCGCCGTGCAGCTCATTCGAGAGTTCGTTGAGTGGGTGGCAAAGCTGATGGGCGTAAAGGTTGTGTTCACCGATTTCACCAAGAGCACTGAAAGCGTTGGCGGCATTGGCGATGCAATGGATGACACTGCCGATTCCACAAAGAAAGCCGCCAAGGCCCTCAAGGACTACACGATGGGTTTTGATGAACTGAATATCATTGACCCCACACAGGGGAGCTCCGGCTCTGGCAGCGGTGCATCTGCTGGCAATATCTTGGGTGACGTAGACCTGTCCGGCTACGATATGTTCAAGAATTATGTTGGCAACGCTGTGGATGAAATCAAGGAAAAGCTACGCAAACTTGCTCCTATTGTTGCTGCTATCGGCGCCGGTTTTGCCGCATGGGCCATCGGAAATGCGCTACTCACTGCATTGAAAGATACTCATGATTGGGCATACAAGCTCGGCAAAATTGTAGGCGGTCTCAATCCAGAGCTACTTCTAGTAGCCGGGACGGTCGCCCTTATCGTTGGTCGATTTGTTCAACTTTATCAAAACAGCGAAAATTTCCGGCAAGGTTTAACCCGTATCAAAGATTTGATTTACCTTGCGGGTCTTGGGTTTACGCAAGGCTGGAACATTTCTTTGACTGATGGGAAACTTGGCGAGTCTATCAAGTGGCTAAAAGAAGCTCTTTCTAATCTCGGTCAAGCTATTTGGAATTTGATTCCTGAGGAATGGCAGGGGAAAATCTCTACTGCATTCGAGACAATTCAAAAAGTCGTCAAAGACCTTGACCTCGATTTGGGCGATTTGGTCATGACGCTTATCGGAATCGGTTTGACTATTAGCGGGCATCCCGTTGCTGGCCTTGCGGTTCTTGGCTTCGAAGCTATCTCTGTCGCCGTGCGTGGTCTTGGTAGTGAAAGCGAAGCAGAAGCATTTCAGCTGAAATCTGATTGGCACGATGCTTTCGTAAATTTCGGCACGATTGCGGCCGAAACAGTAGCAGACATCATAACTGCTCTCGGAAATCTTATCAATGATTTTGCGATTCTTATCGGATGGATTAAAAATGGCGTTTCTGAAACGGAAATGCTCGACATCCAGATGAATGGAAATTTTCTTGAAGGTGCAATCGCGTCTCTTGCACAAGTTATCCACAACATGGGTGTGTTCATTGGATGGATTATTAAAGGCGTAGACGAATCAGATCGCCTTGCCATCGCCGCCAATGGAAACTTTGCGGAAAAATTTGTTCTCTTGATTGCTGATGTAATCAATGGAATCAAAGACGCTGTAACGTGGTTCGGAAAACTAATTGATAAAGTTTCTAAGTTTAATCCGTTAAGCGTTGGCAAAAACATTATTGATGGCATCACGAAAGGCATTACAGGAAACACCAATGTTTCAAACGACGCGGCTAAACAGCTCACGGATGGAATTAAGAAAACTGCTCAAGATGAGCTTGATATCCACTCCCCGTCTAAGTGGTTCGAGCAAATCGGTGTTTATGTCGACCAGGGCCTTGCAAACGGTATCACCGCCGCTCGGGGCTATGTTGACGAAGCCATGCAGGGGCTTATCGGCGGTGTTACCAACGCTGGCAACCAGTTTATTGAGCAGGGCAAACAGACTGGCATTGGCTTTGTGAACAACCTTGACCAGACTTTCACCAGCACTTGGCAGCAGCTCGACACCAACTTGCAAAATGATTTTTTTGGCACCATTCAGAACCTTTGGGAAGCCGCTCAGAGCGGAGATGTGAAGACCATTGGTACGACGATCGCTGCCGTGTTGTGGCACGCAATGGGCGAAGAGCAGCGCACTCAAATCAAGACGATCGCAACCAATATGATTACCGACTTGAGCACGCAACTGACCAATGCGTTGTCTACGTTGTCCGCACAGGCGTATCAGATTGGCGGCGAGTTACTGAATGGTATCACTTCAAAGTTCGGCGAAATCGTATCTACTTCCAAGCGTCTCGGAAATTCTTTGAAGCAGACGTTTACTGCAATTCAAGGCCCAATGAGTTCTACCGCAAAAACGATTAGCGGGCTGCTCTCTAAGGGATTGGCAAGTGCATTCCCGTCTATTTATGCATCCATGGGCACGTTGATTGGAACCATTGGCGCATCGTTCGTGGCAATGCTGAACGCCATCGGCGCGGCTCTGTCCGCCACCATTTTCGGCATTCCCGCTGGCCTGATTGCTTTAGGCGCTGCGGCAGTTTTGGCTGCTTCTATCGCTGGAATCGTTGGCGGTATGGGCGGTAAAAGAAGTTCTTCCGGCAGCTCCTATGGTTCCACTGGTTACGATGAATCCGACCTGGGACAGATTGATTACAGCAATGTTCCTGGCACATCTCAGTACAACGATGTGAACAGTGGTGTGCAGAGCAGCTATGCAGCCAGTACCACACAGATTAGCGCTGAAGAAATCCGTGAAGCTGTTTACAATGGCGCTTATAACGCTCTTCTTGATTACAAGCAGCGTTACGATCAGGGAGATAAAGACAACATTCTCAAAGTATATCTTGACGGCAAGCAACTTACTGCAACCGTCGAAAAGCGTAAAAACGAACGTGGCCGCTCTATTATGGGCACTGAAGCTTATAGCTATTAAGGAGGTGAACCGCTTTGGCGATTCCAGCACTCATTACGATTGATGGCCGAGAAATGCCGGAGCCGTCCTCTTATGAAGCGACGACCAGTACCATTGTGGATTCTGGCCGTAACGTTCAGGGAAAGGTGGTTGGCTCCGTTGTTCGGCATGATGTAGCGAAAATTTCCGTAAAATGGAACTATCTTACTGCCGAACAATGGGCCGCCGCCATTGGCCCCTTTACAAGTAAGTTTTATTGTTCCGTCCGATTCTTGAATCAGACAACGAATGCGTATGAAACAAGGCAAATGTACGTTTCTGACCGAACGGCTGGTATGTGGCGAAGAAGCCCAACAACAGGCAGGGTTATGGGATGGACTGGATGCGCACTAGCACTTGTGGAGGTTTGACGTATGGAACATCCGTCTCAAGCGTGGCTTGATAAATTTAACGACACATTAGTACCAGAAGAATTTATTGAGATTTCCTACTACAGCATTCTTTCCGGTCTTCAAGAATCGGCTTCTCCTTATTCTGCTAAAAACACAGAACAGCTTGTTTTTAGCAATGCTGAAAATTTAACCAAAGAAAAAGATAGGCCACTTGTTAAATATGCTACTGGAGAGTTAAATCTTCATGTTTTGGATGGAAGCTTCACCTTGCCTCCAAGTAGTGAGCCTTACAAAGATGGTGGGCTCATTAGCTATGGGATTGTTTCTGACGGCAACTATCCTGTGATTTCTTTTGAGTTTCCTAAAAACACTCATAAAGCTTTTCAGCCCGGAATTACAATTGTTTGGTCTAACAGTCTTGACGAATATGCAACTGATTTTATCGTAAGAGCATTCGGGAAAGACGAGGAATCAGATGATTGGGGCGGAAGCTCTTACACAGTAGCAAATGTTCAAGGGAATAAAGATGTCTATTGTGAAATACCGGCAAACTTTACTCTTAATCCTGATGAACTTTGGAGATTTGACATAACGGTAAAAAAATGGAGCATTCCTAATCGCAGGGCCCGAGTTGAATGGATATTTTTTGGCTTTAAAAAAGTCTACGACAAAAAAGATATTGTTTCGTATACCCACACTTCAAGCCGTGACCCGATCAGTGGGCAGCTTTCTAAAGACAGTATCGAGTTCTCTTTAGACAACAGCGACAAGAAGTGGGATGCAATCAATCCGAAAGGCATGTACAAATATCTTTATGAACGTCAGCCTGTCAATGTCCGGTATGGAATGGAAGTTGACGGGGAGATTCAATGGATTAACGGCGGCAAGTATTTCCTGTCCGAGTGGAGCACGCCATCTAATGGTCTTGAGGCTTCTTTTGTGGCTCGTGACGCATTTGAATTTTTAATGACTTCCAACTATACCGGTCGAAAGGTTGGAACACTTTATCAAATGTGTTATGACGCACTGGAAACCACATCTTCAATCTCCAACTTTTACATTTCGGAAGAGCTCAAAGAATACAGCACGGACATCTCGAAAGAAAACACTTCTTATAAAAACTCTGATATCTTGCAGCTGGCCGCAAACGCCGCTGGGATGGCCTTGTATCAAACTCGAGATGGTCAAATCCGTATTGAACGTGTGAATATGGTTGCAAGTTCTGAGGATGAGATTTACGAAATTCCTATTATCAATAATTATCAGTGGCCTGAAATCACTTTTGCTTCAAAAGTAAAAAATGTCTCTTGCAACGTTAACGGTACGGAGCGTTTGTACCCTGAAAGTTCTAATATAGAGGGCGTTACGCAGACGGTAAGTAACGAGCTCTTGACGGAAGCCATGCTGAAAAAGAGCAAGAACTCTATTACGGAAGCCTATGCCGTTCTTGCAAACCGTAAGAAAGTTGAGCTTGAATATCGAGCAAGCCCTCATATTGACGCATTTGACCATGTTCGATTCAACCATAACTATGGATACGCTTCCAATGTATTCGTCACAGAAAGTAAATATCAATATACTGGATGCTTTAAGGGAACGTTGTCTGGCTATATTCTTTCTGATGTTTCTTCCGTTCAGCTGTCTCCTATTGCGATTTCTCTTGTGTATGGTGAATCTAAAACATTGTCTGCTTCTCTTCTTCCTTATGATGAAGATTTGCCGACAATCAGTTGGCGCGCTGTTCCAGAGGATATTGTATCTCTTCACGTTCTCACAAACCAGTCCGGCAAATCTACCTGTTCTGTTCAGTATAACAAAAAAGGAACCGCTACCGTATCCGCATATGTCGGCGCTGTAAGCTCTTCCGCTTCTGTTATTGATAATTCTCCTACTCTTACTTTGAACACAAATTCTATTACTGTTCATTGGGGCTCGCCTGTTGAAATCAGTGCTACATTTACTCCAAGCACCTATGCTTCACCTCAAATCAATTGGAGCATTTCCCCCGCTGGAATTGCAAAGATTGAAGTCACAAAGACTGGAAAAGGCACATCGACGTGCAAAGTGACGTGGCTCAAAAAAGGCACTGCAACGATTACAGTAACTGCGGCAGAAGAAATAAAAACCTGCAGCGTCACGGCTGCCGCGTCTACGCTCGATACCATCCCTGAGGGTACAATTCTTACGCTTGCAAAAGGTAACGGTACTGTTAAGGTTGCGCTTGTCAAACATAATTATGAAAGCGTCCAGAATGGAAACGGACGTAACCTGATGTTGCAGATGACTAAAGAAGCGCCCAGGCCCTGGAACGATTATAAGGGAAACGATTCCAGAGATGACGTTTCGGACAACTACGACGGCAGCGAGATCGATACATGGGTCAATGGAACTTGGGTCAACAATTTTAGTCAGACAATCCGCGATAAGATGGGCGAAACAGCGATCACGACCTACTACACAACAGCGGATTATGACAAAGAAGACAGCAAATTGTACCATTATAACGCTTACAAGACCATCAAACGAAAAGCTTTCTTGCTGTCTTTGAACGAGCTTGGAGAACGTATTGGGGCTGCGGATATTCCGCAAGAGGGAAGCAAGCTTCCCAATATCATATCTTTGTATAGCTCTGCAGTTGCTCCAAGCGCTGCATGGACGAGAACAAGACTTGATTATGACCTTTCCAACAGATACAGCGGATGGGAATTAAACGATTATCTCCCTGGCTATTCTCACTATAGAAGCATTATTTTTTGGGCAGCTGCGCGTAGCGCTAATTCCGATTATATTTGGTACGATGTTAACGTTGTTACCGAAAAAGAATACGTCGTCCCCGCTTTTACTTTCCCAAACAGCGTAGAAGTTGATGTTAACGGCAAAATTATGCTTTAAGGAGGGCTTATGGCAATATGGATTACAGACCGCACGCAGTCAGATGTTGACCGCGTGAACGAACTGCACGATAAAGCCAACGTTGGAACGTGGACAGAAGAAGAGCGGATAGAATGGGCAGCTGGCATGAAGGGCGCTCTGAGCTATATGGACTACAACCGCATCGAAAGCGGTGTGTCCGAGCTTGCGGCTACACTTGGCGCGTCCGTTTCCATCAAAACAGACTGGACGGTGGAAGGGTATATGACCGCAAGCGACGCAAGTCGCTGGCTCTCAAACGTATCCAACATTCGAGCCAAGTGCAGCGGCCCTGGTGGCCTGCCGAACACTCCAACCAGTATGGATAAGTTGACGTACCAGACCATGAATGCAATCGAAGAAATTTTGGCTGAGGTAGAGCGAATCGCAAACGACCGTTTGCTCTACTGTGACGAGCCAATCTGTGGAGGTGAACCTTACTATGGTATTTGTTGACCGCAAGGCGAAGTACCCGGGCCGATGGACAATGAAAAAGTCTGACGGCACATCGGAAGTTGTCACACTGGTTCGCAATGATGAGCCTGAGGTTGAAGGCACTCCGATGAACGCGGAGACGCTGAATACTTTAAGTGACGTTGCAGGCGCGGACATTGCGAGGCAACAAGCGGAAGCGGCACGAGAAGCCGCAGCGGGAAGCGCCATGAAAGCAGCCGGTTCGGCCAGCGCGGCGGAAAAGTCCAAAACGGCGGCGGCGACGTCGGAAAGCAACGCGGCCAAACATGAGGAAGCCGCCAAAAAGGCGGCTGACGAGGCCGGGGCCAAGGCGGGGACGGATAAGACTCTGAGCATTGAAAACGCGCCAGCAGATGCAAAGGCTGTTGGGGACGCGCTAGACATAAATAAGCTTATTGAAGCCTTAGATATAGAAAACGATATCCCTAAAGATTCAGATTACTTTGTTGGACAGCATGTTAATGGCGAAAACGAGTCTGCTGTGAGCTATCGCCGCAAGCCACTGAGCGCTCTCTGGAACTGGATTAAAGTGAAACTTGGAAGTGCTGCGTTCAAAGCAACTCGGACGCTGACGAGTGTAGGACCAAGTGGCTTGAAAGATGTTGCAACCGACCAGCAGTATGTGCCGGATATGGCTTTTATGGCCTATTGGAATGGCGCATACAACGGAACTGCGTCGAATCTGGCGTACTGCAACCAAGGTGCATTTGGAAGTATGGTCAAAGTGTCGGCACGACAGAATCACAATACAAGTGATACGTGGATTCCAGTCTGGTCAGGCGACAATTTGGACTACATCCTGAAAAGCGAGTTGAACGTGAAGTACGCTAATGGCGCAGGCAACGCGAACGGTTTCACCTTTGGCGCACAATCAAGCGACCCCGGTGCGAACTCTAGCTTGACGACCAATAAAGTTCTGTTTGTCTACGAATAAGTTCAAAATGGAGGATGACATGGACGAGAAGACAATCGCACCGGGCTATGAAGTGCCCGTATTGGACGAAGAGAAAAACGACAACTATGCTGCGGTGGAAGCGGCGGTGAACGAGTACAACCAAACCGCACAGCCGGGCGAGAAATACTGGGGCATCTCCCTTGAAAACGAGAAGTACACCGTATACGAGTATGGCGAAGTGCCCACCCCGCCCACCGAGGAAGAGCAGATGGAAACGCTGCGGGCAAAAAAGCTGGAGGAAGCCTCCGACGCCTGCGAAGCGGCCATCACGGCGGGCATCGACGTGCTGTTCGGAGACGGGACGCAGGAGCATTTCTCGCTGGAAGCGCCTGATCAATCCAACATCGACAGCATTCTCAACGCGGTGGTGATGCTGGGGGCCACGGCCTATCCTTACCACGCAGACGGGAAGCAGTGCAAGCTGTACTCCGCCGCCGACATCGTGACGCTGTACACGGCAAAGCAGAGCGCCATCACCCAGCAGACCACCTACAACAACGCCCTGCGGCAGTGGATCGGCCGGGAGACGAGCCTTGAGGTGTTGAAGCGCATCAGCTACGGCGTGGAGCTGCCGGAAGACCTGAAAGCCGAGGTAGCGGACATCCTGCAGAAGGCAAAAGAGCAGGTGGAGGCCATTGCAAAGAAGCTGGAGACCGCTCAGTCTCGCTGACGCGTGCTAGGTTTTATATGAGGAATCAAAATGGCAAAACGAGAAGCTTGTAAGCTATCCATCTTAGCGGCGCTGGGCGGGATGCTCTACATGGGGGTAGAGCTGCTCTGGCGGGGCCGCACCCACTGGACCATGGGCATCGTGGGCGGGGTATGCTTCGTGCTCGTCGGGGGCCTGAACAACTACCTGCCCTGGGAAATGTCCATCTGGAGGCAGGCCGTCTGCGGCAGCGCCCTGGTAACCGCCGTGGAGCTGGTAGCAGGAGTCATCCTGAATTTATATCTGGGCCTCGGCATCTGGGACTACTCGGGCCTGCCCTGCAACCTGCTGGGACAAATTTGCCTGCCGTTCAGCCTGCTGTGGGCGGCGCTGAGCGTTCTCTGCATCTTTGTGGACGACGCGCTGCGGTGGAGGCTGTTCCACGAGGAGAAGCCAAGGTATTGGTGGTAAGGAGTTTTCAAAATGGGAAAGAATTTACTTGTGGGTGTTGGCGGCAGAGCCCGGCACGTCAAGGCCCTGTACGTCGGCATTGGCGGAAAGGCGAGAAAAGTCAAAAAAGTGTACGTCGGTGTCGGCGGGAAGGCAAGGCTGGTGTATCAGAGCTATATCCCTGTGACGGGGATCAGTGTGATAAAATCGCAATCATTTGACAGTTTTAATGTTTGGAGAATTGAGATTGCAGTTTTACCAACTAATGCTACAAATAAATCTACATCTTGGGACTGGGCTGAAGGCCCTGATGCCCCCGGATATTTGAGAATACATTATGCCAAATATCCTCCTACTGACACAACCTGCACCTTGTGGGCGAGCCCGTACGCAAATGCTAATGGAACATTACGGTGCACAACGCCGGATGGAGTAATCAAACTTTTTTATGTAAAAGCTATTAACGGAGAATTCACGGTAACGTATTAAAATCAGGAAATCCACCCGGGATGTCTGCGAACCATTGCAATACGCTGTTAACAAATAATCTGTGAAATTTTCAAAATGGAGGTGAAAAGCCATGGGAATCGAAAGTTATTCTCTCGCCCAAACACGATATTCTAATAAAAAATAAGGAGGTGCAAAATGAAAGCATTTTTTGGTTTTATCTCCAAGCTGCTGGCGGCCCTCTCCAACGCCGCCAAAGACAAGGCAGAGGAGCCGGACGCCCCCGCTCCTGAAAAAGTGTCTACTGTGGACACCGTGACCGGGTGGGCAGGCGAGCCCCCCTACCGCTATCTCGACGTGAGCCGTTATCAGGGCAAAATCACCCTCGACGGCTGGCGCAAGGTCAAAGCGGCTGGCTACAAGGGCGTCATGCTCAAGACGGTCTCCACCAACCGTAAGCTCTCCAAGCGGGCGGACGGCCTGTACATCGACCCGACCTTTGAGCGCAACTACCGCAACGCCCGGGCCGCTGGGTTGGACGTGGGCGTCTACTACTACGCCTACGCCACTAGCGAGGCTATGGCAGATGCAGAGCTGGCCCTTGTGCGGGAAGCGGTACGTGGCAAAGAGCTTACCATGCCCCTCGCGGTGGACGTGGAGGAAAACAAGCTCAAAAAGCTCTCCACGCTTGACCTCACCAACGTGGTGGCGTATGCGCTGGAAAAGGTGGAAGCCATGGGCTTTTATGCCCAGCTGTACACCTACACGGGTTACAGCTATGAGTTGGACATGCAGCGCCTGGCAGGCCGCTGGGACGTCTGGCTCGCCGACTACACGGGCAAAACGCCCAAGGTGGATTATATCTACCACGCCCACCAGCACACCAGCAAGGGCAGCGTGCCAGGCATTACGGGAAATGTAGACCTCAACGTGACCACCCGCAACTATTCCCGTATCATCCGCAAGAAGGGCCTGACGCGGCTCAGGGAGGGCACATGACTGAAAAAGAGGCTTTAATCTGGATTGTAGGCATCTTGGGCAGTGTATGTGCGGCAGTGATTACGCTGGACAAGGTGCTGGACATCATCCACAAGTACATCAAAAAGGCACAGGCCCCCGACGATGCACAAGACAAACGGCTGGATGATCTGGACAAGCGCGTGGGAGTGCTTGAGACGGGCTACTCTAACCACTCTGCCGCTCTGGGCCGCGATCTGGAGCATTTTGGGGCGCTGGAAAACGCCATCACCATCCTTTTGCGCTCCAACCGCGCCGTTTTAGGCGCTCAGTTGTCAGGTGATAATATCAAAGCAATGGAACAGAGTGCGGAGGAAATCGACAAGTTTTTGTATGAGAGGAGAGAAAACGCATGGACGCAGCAGCAAAAATCCTGAGCGCCGTCCCGGGCCCGGTGGCCCTGGCTCTGATGCTGGGCGGCTTCATCTTCTACGCCCTGGGCTGCATCCGGCTGGGATATGGTGCGGCGGTCAAGCCCACCGTGCTCCAGCTCATCGAGCAGGCAGAAAAGGACATCCAGGGCACCAAAAAAGGCGCGGAGCGCAAAGCCTGGGTGGCTCAGATGCTCCGCGCGGCCTTGGCCACAAGCAAGTATGGACGTTTTATCTCGTGGGCCATCACCGATGAGACCATCGGGGTGGTGATCCAATTTTTCTTTGACCGAGTCAAAGAAAAGCTCAGTAAAGAGTAAAGGAGTATATCATGGCAAGCACTACATACCGCCATCTCGGTGACATCACCGAGATGTACGCCGCACAAGAGCAATTTCGTCACGTCACGAAAATGGTCTGCGCACGTCTTCGTGGCCTCACGAAAACATACCATCTCGGCAATGTCAACAAACTGGTGACAAAATGTCACCGTTTTGCCGTGCTTGGCACTATGATGCGCAACGCCGGAGAGTTGCCGCAGCCTTTCTGGCTCGGTGCTGCCTGTGGCGGCGGCTCGTGTGGTGCTGCCCGCTGCTCTGCAAGGACTTGACCGACAGCAGATGACCGCCGCCATCAAAAACGCACCGCTTGGGAGGGTAGACCGTAAGATAGCCTTACTGCGGTATGTTGAGCGGCTTCCGCAGGCCGACATTGCAGCGCAGACACATTACAGCCGGACGGCGGTAGGCTACCGGCTGAAAGGCATTGAAAAAATGCTGGATATGTGATATAATATAAATGTGCTAAGTGCCTTTAGAATTATATCTTACTTAGAGGTTTAGTTTTATATGGCTCAGTCTACAGCGTAATCTTGATGGGTTCCAGCCATCATGGTTACGCTGTTTTCTTTTTGCACGGATTATAGTATAATAATCTTAATTGGGTGCGATTTCTCACGAAACGCATTGAAGCGGCAGGCTTTCGGGTCTGCCGCTTTTCTTTTTGCATGAATTGTGGTATAATTATCTTAACAAATCCACCCGGCCTCTCGAAGAAGCGCATTAGGGTGGATATCTGAACCCGTTAAGCCTCTCAACGATGCGTATCATGACGGGTCTTTTAGTTGATACAGTCTCCTGCCCGCCTACTTGCAGTGCGTACCATGCGGGAGACGCATAAAACCCCCGGTGTTCCGTTTGGAGCATCGGGGAATTATATTTTTTCAAGCGCTCATGCGGATTTTTCCGTGTGGGCGCTTTTTTTGTCCTTCGTTGTACCTTCGTTGTCTCTTACTTTCTGCCAGTGCGGTACACTGGGCGCAATAGGAGGGATGAACCATGAGCTATTACCAGACACCCGGGGCGCCCTACGTTCCGCAGCAGCCTGTTAACCCTTACGGCAGTATGGGCGCGGTAGGACTTGCCACTCCCCTACCAACCGCACAGATGCAGCAGGCACAGCAGCAGCGTCCGCAGCCGATGAATGGGCAGCAGCCTGTTCAGCAGTCGGCGCAGGACGGCGGTTGGCTGCTGGGCAGACCTGTTTCCAGCAGGGAAGAATTTTTGGCAATACCGTCCGACTTGTACGGCAGACCAACCTACTGCCCAGACTTGCGCAGCGGCGTGATCTACTGCAAGCGGCTGAACCCTGACACCTGTGAATCCTATGTGCAAGAGTTTTACAGCCCGGAAGCGTGGCGGCAGATACAGGCGCAACAGGCACAGCAGACTGCTGCACCGACACAACAGTATGTGCCTGTTGAAGAGTATAACGCCCTTGTCCACAGGCTGGATGAACTGGAAAAGTGGCAGAAGAGCTTTTCTAAGCCCGCTGCCACAGCAAAGAAAGGAGAATAAGCAATGCCCTCTCCGTTTGATATGATTACGCACAGCCCCATCATGCAGCTTGCAAATCTGGCTCGTGCCGGACAGAACCCGATGGGGCTTATCCAGCAGTTGAGCGGGCAGAATGCCCCCATCATGCAGGGCTTGAACTTGATTCAGGGCAAAAACGAAATGCAGCTCAGGACGATGGCACAGAACCTCGCAAAAGAGCGGGGCATCGACCTGAACCAACTGGCAAGCGTCCTGAACCTGACGCTGCCCCGATAACACATCCCTCTAAGCGAAACGCTTCTCAGTTTTGCGGACTTGATAAAAACCGCTTTTATCTGGCTTCGCCCATCGCACACGGCGGTGGGATAGCATAACGCAAAACTGAAAGGAGTTTTTTTATGGACGATTTTGCAACTGGCTATCTGGCTGGGCAGGACGGCGGCAATAACAACGGCGGATTTTTCGGCAACGAAGGTCTGTGGGCGGTTATCATCCTCGCCATCATCTTCGGCTGGGGCACAAACGGCTACGGTCGGAACGGTGGTGACAACGGCATGAACAGCTACATCCCCTATCTGGTGGGCACTGGTGCAACTGGTCAGGGCGGCGCAGATACTCGTGCGGCTTTGTCTGAGGGCTTCTACCAGCAGGACACCTCTCGCTCTCTGGCTGGCATCCAGAGCGGTATCTGCTCTCTGGGCTATGACCAGCTGGCGCAGATGAACGGCGTCAACGCCAATATCGCAAACGGCTTTGCAAGCGTGAACAACGCTATCTGTCAGCTCGGTTACCAGAACGCACAGCTCGTGAATGGCCTGGAACGCAGCGTGTCCAACGGCGACAACGCCATCAGCCTTGCCATCATGCAGGAGGGCAACGCTCGGCAGGCCGGTCAGACCGCTCTTGCCACGCAGCTGGCATCTTGCTGCTGCGAGAACAAGCAGCTGATTGGCGACCTGAAGTACACCATCGCAACGGAGGACTGTGCCACCCGGCAGGCTATCGCAGACAATGCCCGCGCCATCGTGGACAACTGCAACGCCAACTTCCGCAGCATGATGGACTACTTCACGCAGGATAAGATCGCCACTCTGACCGCTGAGAACCAGAGCCTGAAGTTCTCCGCTTCTCAGGATCGTCAGAATGCGCTTCTGACCACTGTGATGTCCCAGCAGACCGACACCATCCTGAACCGGGTCAATCCTCGTCCGATTCCCGCTTATCAGGTGGCGAACCCTAACGTGGGCGTGAACTGCTGCGGCTGCTGCTAACCTACACACTCCCCGATAACACCGGGTGAACCATCGGGGCAGGGGTAAGACACCTCTGCCCCTGATTTTATAGGAGGAAAACACTATGGCTTGCAAAACAAGCTGCAAACTCTGCCCGCACCTGGTCATCAGTCAGGCGGTCACGTTCGCCAATGACACACTGACCATCAACATCCCTGCTGGCGCATACCAGAACGGAGAGAAGTATTGTATCGTGGTTGCTCAGAGCTTGCCGGACACGACCACCATCAACGCACCTGTGGTCATTACCATCGGCGCTGGCACGACCGCGTACCCTCTGACCGACTGCAACTGCGCTCAGGCGACCGCTGAGAGCATCCACACCCGCACCCGCTACGCTACCCGTGTGGCAACGTCTGCGACCGGCACCGGCACGTTTAAGTATCTTGGCTGCTTCTGCCGTTCCCACGCAGGCGCACCTGCGTCCATTTCCTAAGGAGGTATAGATTATGGGCAAGACTAATTTTCGCCGCATGATGATGCTCCGTGACCACGACAAAGACCGTGAGCCGGAACGTGACCGCCTTGAGGAGGAGCGTGACCGCAGGGAGCGTGAGCTGGAACGCCGTCTGCGCAAGCTGGAAGACGGCAATGACCGCCATCCATACTATCCGCAGGAGGAGAACCGCTACATCGACCCCTACCCTATCCCCCGCTACCCTGACGTAGAGTATGGGCGCAAGATGCCGCAGATTGGCTTCTCGCAGAACGGAGACTGGGACAAGCGGTCTGGGCAGTATGAGCATGGCGGTGCGGACAGCCGCTCCATCAAGATGCCACGCAAGCACCTCACCCACGATGAAGCAGAGGAATGGTGCGACAGCATGGTAAATGCTGACGGCACGAAGGGTTGTCACTGGACGCTGGAGCAGACACAGGACGTTGCCAAACAGCGAAACATCACTTGTGACCCGAACGATTTCTGGGCAGTCATGAACATGATGTACTCGGATTATTGTCAAGTCGCAAAACGCCAGTCCGTTGACACTCCGGGCTTCTACGCTGACATGGCAAAGGCGTTCCTTGAGGACGCAGACGCAGCAGATGGCAAGGCATATCTCTACTGGGATTGCATTGCTGATAAGTAAAACAGAACCCCTGTGTAGCCGTTAAAAACTACACAGGGGGATTTTTCTATACGTTATAGCCAAACGCTTTCATTATTTTTTCTTGCAGTTGTTTAGCCTTTTCTTTTGCTTCAGTTTCTTTTTCTTCTGGCGTTTGATTGTTCAATGGGAATCTTGGCCTTTTTGGAAGCTGTGCCGGTTTTGGCAAATTTGCCCAGTGTGTTACAATATCGTGTTCTGGTATTATTTCCCCTTCTTCTATATACACACTGTCGAACCATCCCTTCCTAATGAAATATGCGGCGTTTACGTAACTTTTCCCTGTATGCCCATTCTCAACAGAAATAAGATATTTTTCGCAAGTTTGTTCTGGTGGGAATCTTTCTTTCTCGATAGAGTGCCAAATTATACATCCCGTTTCAACATAATTGACATTTGTAGAATCCCGCCGTTCTTTAGCCCATTCTTCATACGCCAATGAATCTGTTTCGCTAGAGTATTCTACTTCCATCATATTCTTCCTTTCTCCCCTATTCGGTCGTTGTGGCTACACAGTGGCTATTTTATTTGGTATAGTACAATTCCATATCTGCCTTGTACATATCAAGTTGTCTTTTGCTATCCACAAGCGTGTTAAAGCTAAATCCCGCTACAAAAGATACGGCGATGGACAAAATCAAATGCGCTGCAACCCATTTACCAGCAAAGATAAATGGAATCTGAACTGCTACAGCAAAAGTATCGAACAAAAGAACGCAAATGCCACGCTTAACCATTTTCTGTAAACGGATAATGCTTCCTTCGTAAAATTCCTTCGACATCATCATGCGTCAATCCTCCTAGAACTCAGCTTTTATCAGTCTCTTGAATTCTGCATTTTTGCTCCACATTCAGGACAATATTTATACAAAAGCGTCCCTTCAATTTCAAAATCGCATTTTTCACAGCGATAAGAGACGATCATTTTCTTTGTTCTGACCCATCTACTAATTTTAAGTTTCGTGTTCAAATCGTCAATAACCGGGATGGAGCTTATATCATCTAATTCATCCGTAAAAATTTGAATGCGTTCTGTATCACCTCGAATCTGTGCGGCATCAATTTCTTCGGAAAGCTCATCCATCAAAGGTTCAATATCTACAATTCTCATATCTATCTTTCCTAAATCTTAACTTTTATCGTCAATCCTCCAAAAAATCCTCCAACTCAATCTTCCCATCTGCCGCAGCAGCAGCCAGAGCGTACACATACTGTCCGATGGTCATTCCGTGCCGTCTGGCTTCACGGTTGATGTACTTGCGCTCTTCCTCGCTCATAAGGATGGTAATGCGCTTAGAACGCTTGCCATCGCCACTTGCAACACCTTGATGCGATTCCGGCATCGGGATTTTTTTCTTTGTCAAGCCAGCTTCGGCAAGTGCGCCGGGAACATCGCCCTGTTCGATAAGACGTTGAACTTCCTTTGCCTGTTTCAGCTTCTTCGGCTTACCTTCACCTAACACGGCATCACTTGGCTGGCTTTCGCTGTCTTTGGCTTGCTTCGGCTTAATACTGCTTAATTCTGCTTCACTCGGATGTGCATGGCTGTCTGTGGCTTCACTAGGCTTAATTTGCTCCTGTTCGGCATTATTCGGCTTTGCTCGGCTCACTTCCTCTTCCTTTGGCTCACTTCGGCTTAATGTCTGTCCCGAAAAAACAGGCTGGAAATCAAACCCGCCAAGCAAGCCAGAGGATTTTTTGCTGGTTGACTTCATTCCTCTACGGCCTCCATTCGTGCGCCACAGTTGGGGCAAAAATTGACTGCCCACATTGAGCTTTTTCTAAATACCGCCATGCAGTTTGAACAACCAATGCCAACTGCATTTACCTGCATACCGCCATTATCTAAGTCTGTATAACTATAATTTGCTCGTTCCCAATGTGCAATTGGACGTACAACATTCTCAGTTTTCTTTTTAGTCATTTTATATTTTCCTCCACAATCATCTTCGCCAACGCCTTGAAATCCTCTGCGCCAGTGCATTTTGCCGTATTCCCAATAAACAGACCATGACGCTCTGATTGCGCCTTTCTAATCCCCATTGACATTCGGATTTTTGTGTCAAGCACTTTGGTTCCCATAAGGTTTGCGGCTTCTGGTAGTGATTCGATTGCTTCTTTTGAAAGGACTTCCCGACCCCCAAACTTATTCAGCAGCAACCCTTCGATTTTCAGATTTTGATTAAAGTATCTCCGAACATCATTGATTGTCTGCGAAAGCTGGCTTAAACCAGCCACAGCGTAGCGGTCAGGGGTCATTGGAACAATGACACTATTTGATGCGATCAGTGCATTTACAAGCATCAAGCCCAACTGCGGCGGTGTGTCCAAAACAATGTAATCGTACCGTTCAGATACGCTTTCCAGCGCTTCACGCAGCCGGAAGTTCTTGCCAATGTCCCGGACAAGCTGCTCGTCAATGTCCTTCAATGCGTTGTCTGACGGCAGAATGTCACCGGCTTCACAGTGCTGGATTCCTTCTTCTACCGTACCCTGCCGGGTTATTACATCGAACAGAGTACATACGTCCTCTGTCTGTGCGCCGTAAGTGTCCGTTGCGTTGCACTGCGCATCGCAGTCCACTAGCAACACCTTCTTGCCAAGCAACTGCAATGCACCCGCCAGACAGGTACTTGTGGTAGTCTTTCCTGTGCCGCCCTTCTGGTTGGCGACAGCTATGATTTTTGCCATTTTATCACTCTTTCTTTATTCGCATATCGGCATTTCTGCCCACGCTTCCACTCTTGCAATAAAGCAATCGCACGAAGAAATGTTCAACCTCTGAAACGATGTGCTTACAAACTCGCCTTTTTCAATAAACGCTGCAACTGTGTTTGTTGCCGTTATAGATTCATCTTTCAGATAGGTCGTTTTTACAGAACACAAGAACCGACCTTTCGTTCTTTCAATGATTTCTGGTGTTGGCATCCCATCATCTTTAACGGAATACCACGCAATTTCCTGCTTCTTCATACCGCTCCTTTCTGCTTAATACGCTGCGTCTGACTGCTCTTGCAAGGCTTCAATGGAATAGAAAGCAGGCATATATCTATCCACAACGCCCGCCTTGTCCACGCTTCTAATCAAATAACCAACAGGTCTGTCAGGGAACGGCATTCTGCTCAAGGATAAGATGTCCTTATACGCTGCCTTTACCGTCTCGTAAACCGCTTCTCTGCGTCTCGGCAGCTTGATTTCAGGATGCTCTTTCTTCATCCACTTCTCAACCACTTTTGCCACGTCAATGCAGTCCTGCATTTCCAGCTCGTCACACACAGACCAGTCAAAGTCCTCGTATCCGCTTCTACGGGGCTTTCTGGCAGTTTTTTGAAGCTCGGTCGATACCTCGCTTGCTTGAGCTTCAATCAGCGTCTCAGATGCTTTAATTTTGGGCTTGAACTTGACCGCCACAGCCTTTCGCGCCACAAGAACTGGTTCATAGGTCACCACGATGTCCGACACGGCATTGATTTCATCCACCGCAACGTCAAGCACTCGTTTACGAAGGTTCTTATAAACATCGTAGCTGGCTTCCATTGCTCCGAGCTGCTCTCTCAACTTCTTCAGACTGATTTCATGCGGTTTACTGTCCATGTTCAGCCAGTCCCGAAGAATCGAATAAAGCAGAATGCTATACTGTGATTTCATCCGTGACGTATAACGCAGCCGATACCGGACATAGCCGCTTTCTGCGATGTCAAAGAAGATAGGACGAAGGTCAGGATTGCAGGTGATTGCCACAACGTAAGACCTCGTTTCAGGCACATAGTCCAGTTTTGCCCTTGTAAATAAAACAAAACTTTCAAACGTGCCCTTCTCTTTGTCAATGGGAATCGACACCGTATTGCCTAAGAAGTGCTTGATCTGCGGTTCAATCCTTCGTGCATCAAGGCTTTTTAACCCCAGCAGGTCTCTGTATTCCGCCAACGAGAACTCTACACGGCTACTGCTTGGGTCTCTCGGATTTATTCTTGATAAGTAAACCTCCAACAACCGAAGCTCTCCTGCGGTGTAGTCCCTAAACTTCGCCCAAACAAGGGATTTGCTTTTCTCGACAAGGTTGTTGTCTGATATTTTTGGCATCTGCTCACTTCCTTTAATGGTCTGAAAACAGTATATCACAAATAGGGGGACGTGTCAACAATTTTTGTCCCCCATGACTTGTCTTTTTGTCCCCCATGTTCTCGTCATTTTGTCCCCCATGACTTGTCAAAACGTCCCCCATGCTTTGTCATTTCGTCCCCCATCTACATATTATATATTAAACAAGAAATAAACAAGAGGTTAAATATCATCGTTAAATAGGCGATGACGATAATTTTCAACAATTTCTTTGTTTTCCATTCCAGCTTGTGGATAACTCAACCTTCCATTTTCTGAATAAAGTCTTTCCGGCAATGATTAGTCTTATCTAACGTGTACAAAATGTGGATGAAAAACTTTTGAGCCGGTATTATGGGGGACGGATTGACGAGCTGCTTAATCGTAAACTATATATTGACGATACTTCGTTATTTATTCCGCGCAAATATTGTCGGTTCACAACCTATGGGGGACGAAATGACAAGGTGGATTTGCCCGATAGATGTACAAAAAGTGGATGAACGTGGACAAAATGTTCCTCAAAAACTTCGATAATTCGACAATCAGCGCAAAATGTTTTCTTCGTTGATGGTATAAGAATCGTTTCGTTTCATCGCCGCAGCTTCTCCACAGTCCTGTGCCTGATACAAAATCTGCATATTGGGTTGTGTTCCGTCTGGGTCTGGGTCGGTTTTGGTGGCCTGCGCCATTTCATAATGACCTGTGACGGTGCGGCAGACGGACACACGATCACGCAAAGTTGTATGAAGGTTGGCTACCATTTCGCATAGAACGGCAAGGTAATCTGAGCCGTGATTACCATAAATCAGATAGCACAGCAAGTCAATTTCTTGTGGATGGGCTTCTTTGATATGCTCTATCAGCGCATCTCTCTTTCTCTCAGTGCTGGCATCGCCAGCCAGGCTTTCCAATAATCCGGGATGCAAACAAGTGTCTATGTACGGCTTGGCCGCAACACCGCAGCACACAAACCATTTTATCATAGTAGAAGCATCTGGGGTCATTGTTCCTTGCTCATAACGAAAAATGGATGTCCGGCCTATACCCATTTTGTCTGCAAGCTTCTGCTGGCTAAGTCCAGATTCCGCTCTTGCCATTTCTAACGCTTTTGCCACTCGTATCCTATAATCATCCATAAATACCCCTCTTTCGACAAAATGATACAAAAGCAAAGGAATTTAACTAATATATTGTTCAAAATGTGAAACGATAAGTGAAAAAATTCGCTGTTTCAATGAAACAGCGAGATGTGGTATAACTGTATTGTCAAAAAATTCCAAAGAAGAAGGGAACAAAAATGAGAGAAGCTGTAATCTGGAACCATGAACGTATGCCAATCATCGACGGAATGCCCGCCAGCGTTCCCGATGGGCAATCACACACACCTGAACCGTGGGAGGAAAGCTAATGAACCGAACTGTAGATGCTCTGATTATTCCATACGCTCGTAGACGGACGCTGGAGCTTGTCCTGAGCCTCTCTGGGTACGAAGCTGATAAAGGTGCTTACCTCGAAGCAAAAGGCATCCTGGAACGCGCCGTAGCCGCCTTAGACGATGGACGCGACCCAGCAGATAACATCGAACGCATTGACGGACAGCTTGTGGAGCTGTGAAAGGAGAAGAAGATGGACTTTACGAATGGATTCTATAAGGCAGAAAACCCTGTTGTTCTTGAAGAAGTGAAAACTTTCCTCCAGTCAATGGAACGGCGTGGAGCAACCGTAAAAGACTTGGACGATGCCATTGTGCAGCTAAACAATGTTTCGCATAGCATCAGCACAAACGCTCTCGTCAAAGCAGATGTGCTGGACGATTTACCGAATAATCCCTTTCGTTCCATGCTCAACGGAATGTTACAAAGCAAAGGGTAACTTAAACTTAATGTGGCTCTTAATCATTGTCATTGCAATTTTTGGCTTCCCCGATGCAAAGTAACGGATGTGAAGAAAACGTTCGATTTTTACGAAGTTGTTTAAATTATATTGACTGTACAACTAAAAGATGTATAATCGTATCAAATGAACAATCGTATTTACTGATCGGGAGGATATGCTGCAATGAGCGAACAAGAATTTTTCCAAGAACTTGAACAAATCCTGAAAGAACATCCGGAGCTGGAAGAAAAACTGTGGGTGTACATACAGAACAAATGACGAAACCCCTCTAGGCTGCTCGGCTTAGAGGGATTCTTTTTTAAGCACGGAGCTTAAATCACTTATTCTGCTTCTGGATTTCCTCACTCAGGAAACGCAGGATGTCGCTTGCTTCTGCTGACTTGTTCTCTTCACTCATGGTTGAGAAGCGGTTCCTGAGATAATCAATGACACTTTGCTCACTAGCGTTGTCCGTTTGTGAGCCTTCTTTTTTCTCGCCAGTGAGAAGATAGTCTACTGATACCTTGAAGTAGGCTGCAATTTTAGAAAGAACCTCTGCGGACAGGCTTTTGGTTCGACCAGCCTTTAGTTCGGAAAGAAAACTACGGCGAATCCCGATGTTGGCACAAAGAGTTCCGTCTTTGATTCCTTCTTTTTCACAGAGTGCATGGATGTTGCTGTACAAGTCCGACATAAGAACACTCCAATATTTGTGCAAGTATACAAATGCACAGAATTTTGTACAAAATAGTTGATTTGTACAGATACATGTACTATAATGCAGACATGGGCAGTACAGAACGCTGTACAATATAAACTCTCTACACTCTTATATTAGTACAGTTTTCCGTACTTGTCAATAGATTTTAGCAAATGGAGGTGGAATTTTGAAAGAAAACTTCCGTTCTGGCTTTGAGCTAGAAGTGAAGATGAAGCTGTTGCAGCGAGGTATGAAGCAAACGGAGCTGATTCAGGCGGTTCAAAGCGATACTGGATTGTTCCTTGATGATTCGTACCTCTACAAGATTCTTCGTGGCGAGCGAAAGCCGGAGAAAATTATCCAGAGCATCTGCAAGATTCTTGAAATCGAGCAGAAGGAGGGCTGAACATGGAACAGATTTTAACATTGAAGGTAGACCTTGAGCACCCGGACGATGCGAAGTTTGCCATTGACAAGGCTGTGGAAGCCTACGAACAAAGCAAAAAGTGCTGGGATGCTTTTGAACTCAACGAAGCCAAAAGCAGAGCACGAGATATTTTGTATGGCCTGTGCAACGATGGCTACAGCACGATCTGGACGGTCGCCGATGGCGCTGTTAGGCTGACGATTTGGGTGGATTTTAAGGAGCCTAGCGTTGGTCAGTGTTATATGACCGAAGAAGGACTGCGTGACATCTGGGTCGAAAGGCTGGTTGCACTGTGCATTGCCACAGGTCGGGAAGTCCCGAAGTTTATCACAGACAAGGCCGGTGAGTGCTGGTGACGAATTTTCGCAAGGCGCAAAGCCGCAAGCGCAGACTAAAGCTTGCAATGGCAGCTGGTGTGTCAAGAAACGATGCCAACAAGGTGCTGTGGATGGAGAAATCCATCAACCAGTGCTTTGAGCGCCATAATCGGGAAACCAGACTGAAAGAGGAGATGCAGCATGGAAGAAAAGTACTGTGAGCGCTGCGGTGTCTTTCTTGGCCTTGTAAATCCGTGCAAGAAATACTGTGAAGAATGTAAAATCATTGTTCGCAGAGAACGGCAGGCTCTTATAAAGAAAGGAATCAAGGCTAAGCCGGAACCGGCTTTATGCGCTTGGTGCAAGAAACCAATGATTCGGAAGGTCTGGTATCAGAAGTATCACCCTGAATGTGCAGCAGATGCAAACAAGGCTTTGACCAAAAAGTACAAAGCCAAAAAACAAAAAGAGCTGAATGAGCTAAAAGCATCTGGTGAGTTCAAAATTACTTGGGATGTGCAGGAGCCAGAACGTGCGAGACCTCAAAAGCACGAGCCTCCAAAGTATACCGTGCGACAAATGAATGATGCCGCAAAACGATACGGCATGAGCTACGGCCATTACAGTACTTTACTTGCACATGGAAAGGTGAAGGCCCCTGATGAACGGTAGATACTACGGAAAGCGGGAAATCCGCTGGCACAGCCGGGAGAAAGAACGGCTGGAACGCATCCAACGTAAGCAAAGGATGGCAAACGATGAAGAAAGCAATAAGCAACTTCAACAAAAGCAGTCCGTGGCGGAAGCGCTGGCAAGAGCGTGAGCCTTTAAGACTGGAACATATCAAGAAAGAAAGAGTGAGCAAAAATGAAAAAAATCAAAGTCAGAATCACATTCACTGAAGCGGTTCTCGGCACATGGCCTAGCAATCAGAACATCGCGCGAGAGTTTATCGCCAGCAAGTCCCCTGACGCAAACACTATCGAGGACGAAGTTTCCGCTCTGGGCGCTGATGCTGTGGCAGATAAGGGCATGACCGTGTTCCCTCGCAACGAAAACGGCGAGCCTATCTTGTATGACTACCAGATTAAAGGCTTCTTCAAGGATTCTTGCGGTATGCTGGGTCGTATCGGTGGCAAGACCGAAACTGGCAAGAAGAAGGCCGTGAACGAAAGCGGCAAGCTGACGGCCTACAAGAAGGTCATTGATGGGTTGATTTTCGTTCAGCCCCGCATGATTTCCATTCATGTGAACGGCGAGCTTACCGAGTGCCAGCGCCCACTCCGCGCACAGACAGCGCAGGGCGAACGTGTAAGCCTTGCAAACAGCGAACAGATTCCCGCTGGTTCAACCTGCGAATTTGAAATCCTTCTTCTGGACGATTCTCACGAGAAGGTAGTGCTTGAGTGGCTGGACTACGGCGCGCTGCGTGGCATCGGTCAGTGGCGCAACAGTGGGCGCGGGAAGTTTTCATACGAAATCCTGAACTAAGTGCAAAGGAAATGCGAGGTAATGCTCCGAGTTGCAAGGGAATGGCATTGAAAGGCAATCTGCAGCAAAGGCGATGCGAAGCGAAACATGGCGAGGCGAGGGCGATGTGCTGATTTGACGAGACTTGCAAAGGCATAGCATTGTGACGCAAGGAGAGACGTAGCAACGGAGTGGCAACGAACAGAATCGATTCGCAATGGAATTGCGTTGATTAGCTCAGCTTGGAAGCGGTACAGCAAAGAAATGTAGTGCAAAGGCGTTGAGAAGTAGCGCATCGCTAAGGCTATGAGATGCAATGGGTAGAATTGATAAGCGAAGGCACTGAACAGCACCGCAATGGCAAAGAATAAACGAAAGGGGATAGAAATGAAAGTACTGATAGAAATTATTTTGATGTGGAGCGTTGCTCTTGCTGTAGTGTTGGCGGCGTTCCTTTTGAACCTTTGGCTGGTGCATCTTGTTGAACTACTGGTCGGTGCAAAAGGCACATGGGGAATCATCGTGGCAGCCGCTGTAATGGCAACCGGATGGATTTTTAGTTTTGGAAGCAAAAAGGAGAGCAAATGAAAACTTTGAAAGGGATGGTGTTGTCAACGCTCGGTCTGGTTGCGTCAATCGCAGCAGTAGGGTGCGGAGACACGATTCAGAGCTGTCAGAACACAGCGCAGATGCTTGTCTGGGTGATCGTGTCCTGCGGGTTTCTCGCAACGGCTATCTTGCTGTGTGCGTTGGCGGTTATCGATGAGATGGACGAACGCAGCGAGAAAGAATGCCGAAAAATCAAGCGTGTTGCCCACCACACCAACGAGTGGAGGGATGTACGATGAAATGCCCGATGTGCGGCAGCGACAACATCACAACGGTTGACAGCCGACCTGACTATGACAGCATTGCTCGCCGCAAGAAGTGCCTTGTATGTAACTACCGGTGGTCTACCATCGAAATCGACAAAGACCAGTGGAACAGTGCGTTGCAAATCAAAGAGGAACGCAAGAGAGGGAGACCAAAAGATGATTAACCTTGACAGATTCGCTGGCGTGACAGAGCCGGAGGACGGCGTGTACTTCATGACCAACGAGCAGATGGCGGAAGTGAAAGAAGCCGACCGGCTGGCAGCGATTGAGGACTTACAGTCTGAGATTGAGAATAGGGAAGCAGAGCTGAAAGACCTCCGCGCACAGTTGGAAGACCTGATGGCTGGTTGATTTTGTACAGCCGAGTTAAGCCGAAGTAAGAACAATGATGCCTAATGAAGCCGAAGAAAGGAAAGAAAAATGGCAGTATTAGTAATGGTCTACGGTCACTCCGGCAGCGGTAAGTCCGCTTCGCTTCGGAACTTTGACCCGGAACAGGTAGCGGTTATCAACGTGCTTGGCAAGCCGCTTCCGTTCCGCAGCAGCATGAAAACCTATATCACAAACGCCTACAGCAAGATTGATGCCGCAATCCACAGCACCAAGCGTAAGTCCATCGTCATTGACGATGCCACCTACCTTATGACCGGCGAGTTCATGCGGAACGCAAAGGTCGCTGGATACCAGAAGTTCACCGACATGGCCGCCAACTTCAATTCATTGCTGATGCGAGCGAAGGAGCTGCCGGACGATGTGGTGGTCTACTTTTTCGGACACAGCGAGCGTGACGGCGATGGCGGAGAGAAGTTTAAGACCATCGGCAAGCTGCTGGACGAGAAGGTCTGCGTGGAAGGGTACTTCACCATCGTCCTGAAAACCGTTGTACAGGATGGGCGATACCTGTTCAGCACTCGCAACGATGGGATGGACACCGTGAAAACCCCTCTTGGGATGTTCAACGATGCGCTGATCGAGAATGACCTCGCAGCCGTAGACAAGACCATCCGTGAGTATTACAACATCCCGGTTCAGCCGGATAACAAAGGAGAGTAACAGATGAAGAACATTAACTGGAATGACGTACAGGAAGCAACCGAACGCCGCGACCTGCCTGTTGGCGGCTATGTTGCCGGTATCTGCAAGGCAACGGACGAGCCTGCAAAGGAACGTTTAAACATCGAGTGGGAAGTCGCAGAGGGCGAGTTCAAGGGATACTGGCGCGAGCAGACCGCCTCCCTTATCGAGCGTGGCAAGCTGAATCCGGGCGAATGGGCATGGGGCGGAAAGACCATCAAGAGCTACAAGGAAAAGGCGCTGCCGTTCTTCAAGGGCTTTATCACCGCTGTTGAGCAGTCCAATCCCGGCTACAAGTTCAACAATGACGAAAAGACCCTGCGTGGCAAGCTGGTCGGTGTGGTTCTCCGTGAGGAAGAATACATGGGTAACGATGGGAACATCAAGACAAAGCTCGTCGTTGACCGTTTCACCAGCGTGGACAAGATTCGTTCCGGCGATTATGAGGTCAGACCGAAGAAAACGCTGGCTGGTGCATCTGGTTCTGGCTACTCGCAGGGTGGGAACGATGACTTTTCTGTGATTGAGAGCAACGCAGATGATATGCCATTTAACCTGTAAAGCGTTGACCGCCTACCTTATATAAGAGCTGCGCTATCTGACTAAACGGGCGTTTTGAAAGATGAAGCACTTGGGCGACATTACAAAGATTCACGGCGACCAGATAGAACCTGTGGATTGTATCACGTTTGGCAGCCCATGCCAAGATTTGTCCATTGCAGGACGCAGGGCAGGACTTGCAGGAGAGCGTTCCGGGCTGTTCATGGAGGCGGTTCGGATTATAAAGGAAATGAGGTCAAGCACAAATGGATTGCATCCAACTTTCGCTATTTGGGAGAACGTGCCCGGAGCATTCAGTTCCAACGGAGGAGAAGATTTCAGAGCCGTGCTGGAAGAACTTGCCCGCATTGAACAGCCAGACGTTTCAATTCCTCGACCTTCGGGTAGGGGGGGCAGATGGAGCAAAGCCGGAGCAATTTCAGGAGACGGATGGAGCTTGGCTTGGAGACAGCTCGACAGTCAATATTTCGGAGTGGCCCAGCGTAGAAAACGTATCGCTCTTATCATCGACCTTGGAGGCCAACGTGCCGGAGAAGTATTATTTGAGCGCACGAGCCTGTCAAGGCATCCTGACCCGTGCATCCCGACGTGGCAAGAAGTTACCGGAGCTGCTGGAAGCCGCATTGCTGGAAACGATCGACCTGTTCCAGTTCTGAACGACCAAGGTGGCGGAGTAATGGACGCGTCTTATAACATTATTGGAACATTGCGAGCAGCTGAACATGGACACCAACCTATTGTGTTTGAAAGCAATGCACAACCAGTAGTATTGGAAAGCAACCAGGTACATGCAACTGCAACACAAACTGGAATCTGTCCTACTCTTTCAGCAAGTATGGGAATGGGCGGCGGATATATCCCAATGGTTACAAATAAAGCAGAGAAAACCATTCACTGGATCGTCCGCCGTCTTACGCCTGTTGAATGCGAACGTCTGCAAGGATACCCGGACGGATGGACGGACATCGGCGAATGGGTGGATAGCAAAGGCAAGAAGCACAAATACGCTGACAGCCCACGGTACAAGGCTCTGGGCAACTCAATCGCTTTGCCACAATGGTTCTGGATTGCACAGAAGATGAAACCCTATTTAAGACCAAATGCCACGTTGGGCAGTCTGTTCGATGGTATAGGCGGCTTCCCACTTGTCTGGCAAAAGACCTATGGAAACGGTACGGCGCGATGGGCTTCCGAAATCGATGAGTTTCCCATTGCCGTTACAAAAAGGAGATTCGGCGAAGAATGATTACCTGTTGTCTCAACTGCACATCACGCCACCAAGCCTGCCACGACACTTGCGAGAAGTACAAGGCGGAGAAAAAAGACTTCGAGAAACGCAAGGCATTCGTGTATGAGCTGAACCACAGCCAGAGCGTGTACCACCGTGATTATGAGGACAAGCACCGGGAAAAAGGCAAGAAGCGGTTTCTCGGAAGTGAATTTAGAGGTGAACGAGGATGAGCAAAGCCGTACTTATTAGCATTCGTCCAGAGTGGTGTAACAAAATTGCAGGTGGGCAGAAGACCGTGGAAATCCGCAAAACAGAGCCAAATCTGAAAAAGCCGTTCAAGTGCTATATCTACTGCACCAAGAGTACACACTTTGTCGATATTCCCGGTGTGAAAAAAAGTGGCCTCATGTCGGCTGACGGAAAGGTCATCGGCGAGTTTACTTGCTGTAGTACTACGGTCATCTGCCATGTAAGGCCGACGGGAAGCGGGGCTTTGCCCAAGCTGCACATTATTGGGCCGGGGCTAGAATTGCAGTATAAGCCTGCGACTGACCTGCTCAAAGCGGCTTGCCTGAGCGAAGAAACCGCCGAAAAATATCTCAAAGGCCGTGGCGGCTACGGCTGGCACATTTCCAACTTGAAAATTTACGACCGCCCACGACCGTTGAGCGATTTTACAAGGCTGCGGGCAACGAAATTTGGCTATGATCCTGTAGATATTGAGCGGCCACCGCAATCCTGGTTTTATGTGGAGGAACTTTACACATGAACACCGGCAAGCAGTTTGAAGCAGACTTCAAAGCATCCGTCCCATCCGATGCGTGGTGCTACCGGCTAAAAGACAGCGCTGCAACCTACTACGGCGGCAACGATAACCTGTCATTCTCCATCGACAACATCTGTGACTTCCTTGTGTACCGTTACCCGATGAACCACCTGTTTGAGCTGAAAACCATTGAAACGCCCTCTATCCCTCTGGAAAAGGTGTTCGGTAAATACGACAAGGCAAAGTACAAATACCGTAAGGAAAAGCACATCACGGACATGGTAGATGCAATGGGGTACAGCGGTCAGACCGCTCATGTGATAGTCAATTACAGAGCAGTCAATCGAACCTTTGCAATCCCTGCCAGCAAGGTTCTGGCGTTCCGCTACAACAATAGCCGCAAGAGTATTCCTTGGCAGTGGGCAGAGAAAGAGGGGATAGAGGTCAAAGCAAAAAGGCTGCGTGTCCATTGGCGGTATGACGTGGATGGGCTGCTAAAGAGATTGGAGAAAGAGAATGAACGTGAAATGTGGCCGTTGCGGTGAAGCATACGACTTCAAATACGACTTTATCTATGGGAACGGAATCCAAAAAATAAGCGCAAACGACGAAGGAAAAATCATTCGGGTTCCGTATATTGAAGAATCAATCACTCTTTGCCCCTCTTGCATGGCTGCACTCAACGACTGGCTGAAAGGAGAACAGAAGTGAGCGATAAACGATTGATTGATGCAAATGCGATACTTGACCGAAATAATTGGTCAATCAAGCAATACAGTGAAAAAAAGCCGATGCTTGGCGAGACGGTATTGCTCTCATGAAGAAAAATATTGAAAACGCCCCTACCATCGACCCGGAAACGCTGAGACCGGTGGCGCATTGGGTGAACGAGGAAGATTATAACGGAGACGCTGTTATTTGGACGTGCTCTCGGTGCAAAGATTCTTCTGTTATGTATGAGGGCACGCCGAAGGAAAACGGAATGAAGTTCTGCCCTTACTGTGGCGCAAAAATGGAGGAGTGACGATGTACGATTGCTCAAAATGCCCAGCACGTCAGAGCTGCATTGCGGCAGCACAGCCGGGTTCCGTTTACTGCGTGATTAAGCTGATGCAAACCGGTGCGTCAAAGGCAGACATGGAATCTGCCACGCCACAGCAGCTCCCGGACTTCTGCCCCTACTGCGGGAAGCCGCTGCGCATCATTGGAAGCGAGCGATTTTGCAATAACCCGCGCTGCCTGAACCGATACCAGCCGATGGGACGGTGACAGGTACTGGGAGATGGTCGGGCAGTTCAAGAACGAGGACATGACACCTGACGAGTTTGCAGATTACATTACCGCAAAATCAGAACAGGTTGAAAAAGAGCTGAGGGAAAGGTGGAGCTAATGGACAAGGAACAGCTTGCAATCGCACGGTTGCAGGACGCTGCAAGGCTGTCAGAGCATAGGTACAAGAAACCGCTGATGGTCACATACTCTGGCGGCAAGGATTCACAAGTGCTTGTGGCGCTGGCTGAACGTGCCGGAATCAACTTTGAGGTGGTCAACAGCCATACCACAGCAGATGCGCCGGAGACGGTTTACTTCATCCGTGAACAGTTCAAGGCGATGGAAGAACGTGGAATCAAATGCTCCATCGTCATGCCACGCTACAAGGACAAGCCTGTGTCAATGTGGACACTGATTCCGCAAAAGCTGATGCCGCCCACACGACTTGTGCGGTATTGCTGTGCCGTTCTCAAAGAAAATACTGGCCGCGATAGATTTATCGCTACCGGCGTTCGCTGGGCCGAATCAACAAACAGAAAGAAAAACCGTGGAACGATGGAGTTTAGCCATCGTGACAAGGAAAAGCGCATCATCCTTATGGGAGACAATGATGAAAAAAGGCAGCTGTTCGAGACCTGCAACCTTAAGGGCAAGATGACTGTCAATCCTATCGTGGACTGGTCTGACGATGATGTGTGGGATTACACGCACAGCGAACACTTGCCTGTTAATCCGCTGTATTGCGAAGGACAGAAGCGTATTGGTTGCATCGGCTGAACTATGGCTGGTAGGGGGGGCAGACAGCGTGAGTTCATGCGTTGGCCTTCTTATGAAAAAATGTACATTTCTGCGTTTGAAAGAATGCTTGATGTCAGAAAAGCAAAAGGTCTGCCGTGCGACTGGCAAACCGGAATGGACGTTTTTCGTTGGTGGATGGAAGATGACAACATCAGCGGTCAGTTGAGCATGGACGATTTGATGGAGGATAACAATGTTTGAATTTGTAACCCGCTGGCTGGTCTGCCTAGTCCTGATGGCGGTAGTGGTTCAGTCAGAACGGACAATCAAGGGCATGGCAGACAGCCTGTTTGAAAAACAGCAAGCAATGCTCGTCTGGCTGTTTGTCAACGTGTGTCTGGTCGTTTGTACGGCTGTTATGATGGGGAGGTAACGCATCATGAAGGTTGGATATATTCAGGAGTATGATTTGAAACTTAATCCACATTTGACCGAGAAATTCAGGTTTCGTGAGGAATCATTCACTCGTCATATCTCAAGTCGTGGTGACAAGGTTCGTAGCAAAATGTTTTATGGATCGATTGATTATGACGAAATCAAGACTAATGCAGAAATCATGAAGAAAAATCCAAAGATTATTTTGATTCGTGAGCCATTTTTACTTGATGATGAACTTCGTGAAAAGGTTGTTAAGTGGGTTGAGTGGGCAAATAAAGCCGACCCCAGTGAGTACAATCCATTTGCGAAGAAAGGAAGTAACTAATGGATAACGAACTTTACTGTCCGATGAAGATGACCAGCAATCCGCTTGGTCGGTGCATCTGTGAGAAAGAAGAGTGCGCTTGGTGGCGGCAGCTGGACGGTTGCTGCTCTATCTGGTGGATTGCAACCATGCTAGATAAAATCGAAACGAAAATGAAGAGGTGAAAACTCTTGGCAACACCCCCGAAGCGTGGTCGTGGCAGACCGCCGCTGACCGAAGCTGAAAAGAAAAAGCGTGAGAAGCGAGCGCAAAAGGCGAAAGAGCAAGCCGCTGCGAAACGCGAGAAAGAGCGTGAGAAGAAGAAGCAACAGATGCTTAACAAGCGGAAATCTATCCGCTCACAGGTGAGTAAAAAGGTGAAAGAACAACAGGAGTTAGCAATCACGAGGTCTAAGATGCTGAACACAGGCGATTTGCAGTCGAGAATTGGTGATGAAGAGGATAAGAAAGTTGTCGGCATGATTGCGGCAAAGTATTTTGGCGACCTTCCGAGCGTGGACATGAACAACCCCATTGAAGTGCAGCAACGCCTTGACTTCTTTTTTGACGCTTGCATCGAAGCTAGAATCTCCCCTGTGGTGGAATGGATTGCGCTGGTGCTTGGCATCGAATGGCCTAGCCTGAGACAAATTATGACAGGCAAACGCCGTGATGACAGCTTGCAACAGAAGTACATCCTAAAGCTGATTCTGCAAATGCAGTCCATGTGGGCGTACAACGGTATGTACGGTCAGGAGAACCCGGCAGAGTGGATTTTCCGAGCCAAGAACTACTTTGGTATGCGTGACAACGTGGAAGTCACCGTTGCGCCGCCTGAACAGCCGTTGGGCGATGCCCAGAGCGCAGAGCAGTTGGCTCAGAAGTATCAGACGGCTTTGCCTAAGGGGATTGACGTGGAGTACAGAGAGGTAAAAGAGGAATGAACGGATTTCTTTTTACGAAAGACGGAAAACTTATATGCGAACTCACCGAAATATCATTTGAGCCCTACAAAGACAAACGAATAATCAAAGTCCGATGTACGGTTTGTGGACGTATCAAAAGAATCCAAAAATGGAAGTTCGATTTTGCGGAAGGTTCGTCAAAATACAAATGGCTTAAGTGCAACTGTTATGGCGATTACGCGACAAAGCATGTAATAGTGAAATGAGCAGCAAAGCGTTACGGCAGATGTATAAAGAACATCACATCTGCATCCATTGCGGTCAGAACGATGCAATGCCGGGCAGAGTATCGTGTGCGGAGTGTTTGGCAAAAGACCTCGAAAGGCACACGCAAGCATACGAAAACCTTTCAGGCGAAACAAAAGCTGCGTATCTGCAAAAATGCAATGAGCGGCAACGTGAAAAGCGCAAAAGGCTGGCTGCGAAAGGAATTTGCACCATTTGTCTGAAACGTCCAATGTCAAAAGGCTATCGCTCTTGCATCGAGTGTCGAACAAAGGATGCTCAAAAGAGAGCGAGAAACAGCAAGGAATACAGAAGGACATCTGGCACTTGCGCCTATTGTGATGAACCGCCAATTTCGGGCAAGCGTTGCTGTCCGAAGCACTATGCAAGCCGCATTGTTGGCATCACAAAATGTAGGCAGTCAGAGGGCTTTCGGTTATCACAAATTGAACAAAAAAAGCGCATAAACGTCTTTTGGAGAGAAATGGAATGGGAAAGAAATCAAAGAATGAAACAACCACAATGGATACACCCCTGACACCATTGATTGACTTATCCGACCCTTTCCTACGCACGTTCCTGCCTGTCCTCTTGCAAGACCACACGACAGGCAAGAACATCATCTGGGCGACAGACCCGCCGCCTGAGCTTGGCGTTGGCTTTGCGGATGAAATCACGCTGGAGCAACTGGACAAGGTTCAGCTTGTTCCTCGTGTGCAGAAACGGCTTGCAGACCAAAAGAAGCGCACTAGCAAGAAAGCAGAGGTGTTTACGCCGACATGGGTCTGCAAGAAAATGGCAGACGTTGCCGAAAACGACCTGAAGGGCGAGGACTGGAAGGAATACATTAACAAGGCCTGTCTTGAAGTGACCTGCGGAGAAGCACCGTTCCTGACAAGCCGATATGATACCACAACAGGGCAGATGATTGCTGTGCCGGACAGAATCGGCCTGCTGGATAGGAAACTAAATGTTCTGGCAGAGCAGTTCCATGACTACGATATGTGGATGTGCTGGGCAATTAACGCCTACGCATCGACATACGGCTATGAGTGGCAGGGGGACAATCTTTTGCTGGCACGGTGCAACCTGTTCCTGACGCTGGTTGAAAATTTTAGGTATCGGTTTGATGCAAAACGGCTTGAAATCGGGTGTATGCCTATGTTCCTTGACTGCATTGCAGAAACAATCTCGTGGAACATCTGGCAGATGGATGGGCTGAAAAAGACCGTGCCGGGGACGGACATTCCGTGCAAAATCAAAGACTGGAAAACCGACAAAGAAATCCTGTTTAAGGACGTTGGGGGAGGAAAAATAAAATGAGCAGTTCCGTAGAATATGCAAAATCAGAACTTGCACGTATCACAAAAGACGGAGACGGGTTGCAGGATGCAATCAATAAAAACATTCTTGATATTGTTGAGCTTTTTGCAAGTCAAGGACACAGTGAGATTTCCGCTGGATATGCAATGTCTATTCTTGAACGTCTTTTACGGTTCAAGCCACTCACCCCGCTGACGGGCGAAGATGATGAATGGACAAAAGTGTCGGGCGAAATGGGACAAAGATGCTTCCAAAATAAACGATGCTCAAGCGTGTTTAAGACCACTGATGCACAAGGTAACACGATTGAAGTACATGACATTGACGCAATCGCTTGTTCCGACAACGGTGGTCTTACGTGGTTTACAAGTATCCGCTTTCGCAAAAACGTGACGTTCCCCTATGAGCCACCTACGCGCCCGGAAAAAATCTATATCGAATACACGGAAGATGTTCCGCTTGGCTTGTCTGGCGACAAGTATGAGATTATCACTGACGACAAGGAACGTATCGAAGCGTTGAGAGCTAGGATGCAGAAGAAATTTGATGAAAAGGAGCGCTAATGCAAACTGACAGAGGAATCTACCACAAGCGAGTATGCGACCGCTGCGGAGCGGTACAGGGCAGCAGAATGATGAACCCTGACGAATACTTCAAAGACTGGGCGTGGCGCAGAGACACAGGCGACCTGTGCCCGGAGTGCTACGAGGAGTATAAGCGAGTGATCGGGCGGTTCAATGCAGGAGGTAAATCTAAAAATGGACAACGAAACAAAAAAAATAACTGTTTATAAATGCAAACGATGCGGAAAGTTTTTGTATTGGGATGGCAAAAAGTTTTTGGATTATGCAAATCTTGATATTGTATTCAGGATTTACAGAAACGGAAAAATTCGTCAAATTTCGCCAAGCAATATAAATGCACATTCATGCGGTGATGGCAAAATCGGAATTTGCGCTGGACTTTGCGAAATTTACGAGTAGGACGAGCAAAAATGAACTTCTACTGCACCACCGAACATTGCTTTTGCATGGGCATCAAGCAGTTCTCTGATGGCAAGGCTATCTGATGCACGGCAGAATCCTGCAAGAACAAATCTGAACCGTCCTGTGGCTCTTGCAAATGGTACGCAGAGCCGGAGGGCGTGTGTGTGAACGACCAGTCAGAACACGTTGCAGACTTCGTGTGGGATGAACGTGGATGTAAGGAATGGGAGAGAAAAGATAATGAATAACATTGTAAACGGGCTGATTGTGGTTTTGGTATCTTTTTTAGTCGGAACATTTATATGTGGAGTAGCATATCTCATTGAAAAAATTTTAATATGGGATATATTTTTGAGCGAAATTCCTGATGGAAATAAAAAGGTTTTTGCAGATGCAATCATCCACATCATAGTTTATTTGATTTGGTTTGCGACATTGTATTACGTCTATCTTAACGAGTACACAATGTACATTGTGGAGGATTTGAGCGGTTCTGACGTGGACAAGTATCATTACGAAATCAACATCTTGCCGCAGCAGTTACAAAACTTTGTTCTCACCTACAATCCGTAAGCGGGGTATCGGATAATGGCTAACACGCTCTGGCATCCGGCAAACGAACCGCCGCGAGAAAGGACACGACCTTTGTTGCTTGCGACTAAGACAACGTGGCGTGATAAAGATGGAAAAATGTTGCAAGGAATCTCGCCAACAGCATACTTTCTTGGCTGTTATGCAGACGGTCAGTTCTGGGATGAGATAGGCGAGAGACTGCCGGAAGATGTGACGGTGACACATTGGATGGCGTTTCCGATGATATGAGGTGGCAGGTATGGAAAGCAAAATTGTTTGGCATTCTCTTAAAA